GTAGCCGCAGACTTGCCCCCCGTATTCGTAGCCACAGACTGGTAGCCCGTATTCGTAGCCGCAGACTTGTCGCCCGTATTCGTAGCCGCAGACCAGTCTCCCGTATTCGTAGCCGCAGACCAGTCGCCCGTATTTGTAGCCACAGACTTGTCGCCCGTATTCGTAGCCGCAGACTGGTAGCCCATATTTGTAGCCACAGACTTGTCGCCCGTATTCGTAGCCGCAGACTGGTAGCCCATATTCGTAGCCACGGACTGGTAGCCCGTATTCGTAGCCACAGACTTGTCGCCCGTATTCGTAGCCGCAGACTTGTCGCCCGTATTCGTAGCCACAGACTTGTCTCCCGTATTCGTCGCCGGTTTGTTGGGAACTTTAGACTTGACATATTCAACACTCGCCTTTACAATCCCGGCTATTCCGATTTCGGCAGATACCTTGATATGCTTCGCGCACACTTTGCTATCATTGCCACGCTCAGCAGATACATTATCTAGCTCGACTTCGCAAAATCGGTTATCTGCCGGGGGACAATAGGCAAAAACGTCGAGCGGGTATTCGCACGCGTGGAATCCACTTTCGCAAAGCTTCACATTCTCTTCGGTGTACTCGCCGCCGATTTCGTACTGAAAATCGCCGCATTTCAGATTTTTATCAAAGCCTTTATAATATTTCATTGTTATTTCCTCCTATAAGAAATATTGCATTATCAATATATCATACATTCCCCATCTTGTCAAGAGAAATTCATGGCAAAACTTGCATTTTTTACGGCCTCTTCGCTTTTCTTGATATAACGGCTCGTAGTGGAAATGCTGGAATGCCCAAGCACGTCACGAATTGTGGCTACCGGCACGTTATTTTCGCTCATAATCGTCGCACAAGCGGCTCTGAGGGCATGGTTAGCTAGTTCATTCCAAAATGGAATGCCAGCCCGTTTAGCGGCAATCCGAATCATGTTGGCCGTGTTTTTAGAGTTGAGCTTGCTATCCTGATTGCTGACAAATAGATATTCGCATCTGCACGGATATCGGTTCTCAAGATAACCATCAATAGCAGCGCACACAGAATCATTGAAATAAACCATACGCTCCTTCGCGCCCTTGCCAAGAATTTTAATGCAATGTTTATCTTTGAGATAATCAGCCAGTTTGATGCTTGCCAATTCATCAAAGCGCATACCGGTTGAAAGCAGCGCGATAATAAACGCTTTATCTCTGCGGCATTTTGCATGGTCGATAATGGCCTGTGCCTGTTCCTGAGAAAGATACGGCTTTGCCTTGTTCTTAATGGCCGGACGGTCGATGAGGTTGACAGGATTTTTGTCTACAATCCTGAACATCTCAAGAAAATGGAAGTAACTAGACGCCGCACTAAGCCGGACATTGATGGTGGAAGAGGATAAATTTGCAAACGACGACTCCCAATCGGAAATGTCCATGGAGGTAATTTCATCTTCGGGCTTGCCGATATAATCAAGCATAGAATTGATAGTTTTACAATAAGACTCGATCGTGCGCTCAGATTTCTTTTTATTCTTCATATACTGAATAAACATCTCGTTCATTGTTTTTGTCCTCCTTTGTTTTATCTGACTTGATTATAGCATATCGTACAGACAAGTCAAGCATTTGCAAATAAAAAAATATTGCCGCATAGAAATCATCTACACGGCAATATGATTATTTAATTTCGATGGCATAAATGTCTTCTTTGAGCTGCTTACACGGCTTAAATCTTAGTTCCATACGAGCTGGAATTGTAAGTGGTTCGCCAGTGTATGGGTTCCGCGAATTTCGCTCTGCTTTCTGCTTAATTTCAAAATTGCCAAATCCATTGATTGTAAGCGGCTCGCCAGATGCGAGAACATCGTAAATACACTCGAAAATAATGTCGACTTTCTCTTGTGCATCCTGCTTAGATACACGCAGCCGGTCGGAAATGATGTCTGCAAATTCTTTCTTGGTCATGATTTCACCTCATTTTTTTGGTTGATATGTTGATTATTTTTGGTGATGCGGAGGTGATTCGGACACCTGTGAAGCAATTATAAGTTGCCCATACTAGACCGCTGTATGACCGCATCATAATTATTCGATATATCTAATGGGAAGTCGGAAAATGCATCAGACTTAACGAATCTGATATGAGGGCCACTGATTGTGCGCCAACATCGCTCGTTCGCGATACCAATCTTCATCCAACGAGTGTCGCTTTCCTAGTGATTGGTTCAAGCGACCGATTGGTGCGAGATGAGGTATTTGAAACCTCACGCCTTTCGGCATCCGAGCTTGAATCGGATGTGTCTTCCAGTTCCACCAATCTCGCATATTCAAATATCTGCCTTTATTCATCCAACTTGTTACCAGCAAGTAGCAGATATGAGGATTATTTTTCACGAAAGGAGGCAACACAATGCCCAGCTCATAGCTGGGAAGTCTAATCTACCCGAGCAGTCTATACAATCAACAGAGGTATACATATCAATTGTACGGCTTACACTCCCACAAACCACATTCACTATTCCGCCCTCGATTAGACTTCTGGTTGCGGATGCACGTACTGCCCGTGCTTCTTTCGGCGTATGAGACCGAGGTGTTACTTTTACACTAATCCGCTATGTGGAGGATGGCGGTTTAGAGTATATGCGCCGCCAACTTGATTAGCAAAAGAAAATACAGAACCTTTTCGACAGGATTTCATTTCCAATTTTCTCGACCTATGTACACTTGGCCAATTTATTGGATGGAGCGAGATAACGGCATCGAACCGTCACTAACAGATTGGAAGGCTGCTGTGCTACCATTACACCAATCCCGCATATTTACCGAATTATCGGCCTGACGACCAATCCACTGGTTTATGATTCCGAACATCGTCGTGGTGCGCCACTTACTCCCGAGTTATGATTCGACGTCATCAATCATTTTGTCGGGTCGCATTTTTAATCTATTACGCACGTTCCCAAATTTGCCATGAATAGAGTCAACTTTCACATGGCTATGGCCACTCTTGTCGTTGTCTGGCCTTTGTCTAGCTTTTCGCACTAGAAACGTCTCACACAAGCGTAGGCCACTCATGATTGATTGCCTTTGATAAATAAAGCCGTCCTACATCGGCTGGCAGCGAGCGTTGGTTCTGCCCCAACGTCTACGGGTTCAAAGTCCGTTGTACTACTATTGTACTAGCCCGCTATATTTGCTGCTTGGCTTAACGTACCAAGCCTGAAGGATATTTCCTAACGACACTTGAATTATACCACACTGAATAACCATTGTCAAGTGTTTTTTTGAAATCGTTAAAATTTTCTTTTCTCAATTCATGAATCCATTGTAGCATATCTTGCCATAGTTGTCAACAACTTTTTCAGAATCAAGACTTAATTTTTAACCCTCTCAATCAACAATGCCATTGTACTATATGCTCGACTATTTGTCAAGCACTATTTTTACCATCTAGCAAAAAATTTCTGAGTTCCAAATGTACCAGCATAATCTTGACTTTCATGCCAGCTGCTATAGCACCATGCCGGAGCATAGAAATACAAAATATATTTATCAGTTACAGTCTCACCATTATCAAACACACGAGTAATAGCTTCCTGAATGCTGGCTTCCATAGCCAACGATTCATTCCATCCACTATATTGATAATTTCGGCGCACTTGCTCTGGCGTATATCCTTCAAGCAACATGGCATTCAGAATGCACTGAGCAACAGCCATTTTGCCATCCATGGATTCAGCGCCAGCTTCACCAGCAACAATTGCGCCGACATACCAACGCTCATAATCCGTCAGCGTATATTTACATTTGGATTCTTCGGCTTGTTCTGCAATAGTTTCAATTACATCATTGGCCGCATTAGCAGCCTTTCGTATTTGAGCTTCTGCCCTAATTTCCTTCCATGATTCTGGGATGTCAACTTGTCGCTTGGAAATTGTCAATACTGTATATTCTGGCGCAGAAGATAACATAATACATTGCTCATCATTTTCAATTCTATATTCAATTGTTGATTCTTCGGGCTGAGAATCGTTATTAACATTTGCCGTTGCAATCGTTACAATGGACACACAAGCAACGGTCGCAACCGCTACTGTTATTCCTTTAATCAGACCCGTATTCATTTAGCAACACTCCATTCTTTCTTGCAAATCATGCAATAAGATGGGCGTGGCTTATTTGAATATTTTCTATGATACTCGGCATTACAATAAGGGCAAACCCAAGATTCTTTCACATAATCATAGTACAATGGTTCCATTTCAAATTTCATTTTTGCAAGCCACCTTTTCTATATTTCATGATTTGCAACGAAAACATTGTAACAGATTGTAATCAATTTGTCAATAGTCAAAATCAAAATTCGATTCTAAATTTTCGATTTCGAAAATTCAAAAACGAAAATCAAAATTCAAATTTCGAATTCAAAAATGGAATTCGATTTTCTGAAATCATATCTATCTGCATATACATTATCATAACCATATGCAGAAACAGTAGCATTTTCACAGCCTCATACATTATAATAGCAGCTTAAACTAACATGAAGCATTTTCTAGCACAACTACCACAATGGCCGCTAACACCAAAATTTTTACCAATAACCAACACAACTACAAGCCCGCCGGTCATTCCATTGCCAACACTATCGCCATTACCATGCGCAAATTCATAGCCAATATCACAAGCGCTTTCATCTACATTGCCGCTATCGGCAAGATTTCCATTGACAATCAAACACACAATTTTGCCGATATAATGTGTGCTTGTCGTCACAAAAAAAATATCATCATCAATAAATCCGAAGACGATAAAAATTTCTTGTAATACTAAAATTTTAGTGTAAAATCAAACCAATTTGCAAGCGCTCATTAGTAAATATATCGCTACCAATCAGCCCACAAACAGCACGATTATTACGTCGCATATAACACTACATCATATTTTGCTATCACTATATATAGTATTATTATAGCAGATGCAATACATCATATGGTATATATTGTATAACTATCCATATATATGAATATATATACATACTACTATATGCCCGCAAATTTCACAAATTTTCCGTAATGCGCAGCCGGGGAAATTTCCCAAAACTTCAACGTCCTAAAGGCCAGGGGTTTTTGAAAATTTGATTGTTGATGATTCGCACTCAAATATCTCACAGAGTAAACCATCAGCGTCCAAACAATCCGTCTGGCAACTGTTGACACGTAAACAGTTCGCATCCAAACAATTCTAGCTGCTGGCCGTATGGTAGCATACAAAATATTACATATAAAATGGTTTAGTATTGAACTGTTGACCTATTTACTTTTCTGATTCATCCTGATTATATCACTCGCATTTAAAAAAGTCAATAAAAATTTTTTTAGTTACTTATATTATCCCATACTGTCTGGAATGTCAATCATTATTTTATGATTTTTATGGTAAAATAATTTCCCTGTTTTTTCGCGTTCTGCGCCGCGCGGGCGTCGACCTATCAATTTATACCAGCCGAACACAAAAACCGCTCACGGCGCGGAAAAACGGTCTTGTGTACAATTCTAGCTACATTGTATCTCCTGACCTTGCAAGCCCGTAAAATAACCATGCCTAAAATTCGCGCCCCATGCCGTCGAACATTGCAGATGTGAAATCATACGGCTGCATGCTTAAAAGTCCGTACAACGCAAAAAAACGGCCTTCATTTTAACGTAGCGCCGAACTGCATTGCATCCGATGCACAATGCCGTAAAATAGTTGTTAGTTCTAACTAACTCGACCCAGACCTTCCCCTCCATATCCCCTTCCCGGAGTGGACGTATATATTATAAACTATATAATGCAAGAAGTCAAGTCGTCAAAATGACGAAACAGCACATGGCGCAATATTTTATATAACATCGCTAATTCAGGTCATTATAATCGTCATGTTTTTGTGCAATATGCAATAGACCGGCGGGCTATGTGTGCACAAATGTTCCATTATAGGCCGCTGCGAGCATTGACTATATGATTGTGTTCGTCGAATTGCATAAAAAAATAACCCGGCCTAAATGACCGGATTATTTTATATCATATATTCAATATCCTAACCATGCCTTTAGTACGTTAATGGTCAACTCCTCACTGCTTCCGGCTGATTCTACCAGATACCACTTTCCATTGGTGTATTGATTATATCGAATGCAATCATAAGCATCTGAATATGCATACACATAACATTTAAATTCAATGGACTGATTATTTGTATTGCAATAATCATAGATAACACCGTGAGCATCCAAAGCATCACGAATATACTTAACAGTCATATTATTCATTCTCCTATCTTAAAACGCGACGGGATAGCCAATTTTTCCTCTCCCTCTAGCTCGTCAATAGCTGCCGAAATCGCACTCTCCAGCAGATAACAACGAATTGCGACATCAGCGGATTCCGCACCATTGGAGACAAGCTCGCCCACGTCCTGCCTGAAGTCTGTTGCTGCTTCTTCCAGCAAGTCCAAATTGTGACAAATCGCCTCTTCTGCGCGCCATGCATTGCAATAATAGCTGCCGGAAGCGTTGCCCGTCACGCAATCGTCTACCCACAGTCTGTCATTGGCGATTTCTTCGAGTTCGTCGCGATCTTCAAAGACCCACTCGTTAATATGCTCAAGAATTGCGGTTTTTGCATCGGCGGTCACGGCTGCGAGATAGTCATACTTTTCCATTTTTTATTCCTCCTGTTTTTTGGCGGTCGGTTGTTTTGCTTACGTGACTTATTCTAGCCGATAATATCGCGATTTTCAATAGGTATATTGCACAAATAATGATTATTTTATCGGCTCTGTTTTGTCGACACTGTACAATGCGACTTCTGCGAGGTAGAAACATCGACCTGACCGTTTCCAGATTTTAACATGATGGTTCGCGGCTTCGTGCGGTATAACACGCCGCCCGTGATTCGGCCACTCATGGAGAGTATATAACGGCGCATCCGATGCGAGGCCATGAGACGCGCGATATTCGCGCAAGATATCGGCGTTACTTTTTCGGCTCATTTCTCCCACCATCCCCGCCCGTCACTGGTGTGGTGGAAAGCGCCCGCCCAATCCTGATATATTGCGCCGCCCTCACCTACAGCAGTAACCCAGCCATGCACAATAGCCGCGACTCGGCATGGTGTGCGGGGATAACGCGGACCGACATCCAACCATAAGCGCATACCATGTTTCGAAGCGGCTCGAATTTCGTCTTCAGAGTGCCATATATGATGGCAAGTAGGTGAAATATTGTATCGTTTCATTGTATACTTCATGGTTTATACCTCCTCCAATTCAGCACAACGGAGATCGTTTCGCATCTCAATGATTGCACTGTCAATCATTTTAAGTGTTTCTTCGTAGTCAAAATATCTTGTGCACCATCCGGGATAGCACGCGATAAACCCAATGCCCGCCAGTTCATTTAGGCATTTAAGCATTTGCTCTATCTCGTCCAAAGCGTCGCGCTTGTCTTCATCGCAGCAAAACACGAAATTGCTTTGAATGTTAATGCTTAATCCTTCATAGTAACCGGGTTCGATTGAAATATTAAAATACTGAAAATTATAATGCGAAAAAACGTCGTTTGCATTGCGATAGTTACAATCATAATAGTCTGAAATATAATCGTCGACATACTCATCAATCGAAATATTACATTCGCGCGCATCGTCTGCAAGTTCGATTGCAAGGCAATCCGCGACACCGGATAGCGGTTCAATAGCGAGCGTGATATAATCCGATGTTTTATAATTAATAGCGCCCATATTAAAGCATCTCCTTAAAATATTTTTTGAGGCTCATTTTACCTCCGTCACGGCGATAGATTGCATATAAGGCAAGTGTGCCAATGGTAGCGGAAACAAGCAGCAAAGCCGAAAAAACGGCGATAAAGGCGATAGGGTAAAGCATAATTAAACTTCCTTCAATTCGGGCGATAACTTGTATTCGAACTGACGACGAAATTCTTTTTGGTGGCGCGTGGTCGTCTGGCTCCACTTGCCGAGATCCTCTACATTGCCGTTGGTGCAGCGGCTGACGATGGTATTATAGCTTTGCAGCTCGAGAACGCCGTTTTCGTAGTCGATAACATGTGCTTTTCCGTAAAAAGATTTTCGGACATCGTAACGGGCTTCAAGTTCGTAAATATGCATATTATTTGTCCTCCTTCAATACAATATAGCCGGTGCTATCTGTTTCAAAATAATGGGGAATATAGTTCTCGTCCCGATATGCTACGGGGTAGATGAAGCTATCTGCATGATATGCAAATGCGGGGTCATTCCGGCGGCGTTGCCTCTCTGCTCTTGCATATTCGATTGCTTCTTTTCACATGATATTGGTTGCGCCAAGGGAAGCCAATTCATTTTTCTTCTGCGCTGTTTTCGGTCCAATACAAGGCATAGCAGTTGCCAAAGTCACCACGGATAATATAGTACTTTTTCATTTCGTTTGCCTCCTAAAATGTTTTGCCCTCATACATGCTCACGCCTCCTTTTTGCCTTCGGTGTTGCCTGTATTGGGGCGATACCGCTCGGCAATTTCGCGGAAAGTTTCGTTACCCTGTACCGACGAACTACGCGTAGTCATAATGAGACACTCAACGAAGCCGCCGTAAAATTTTCCGAGGACGGGGCCAAGAGAGGAATATCCGAACCAGTCAACAGCTTCGGGCGCGCCGAGCTGCTCAATGAACTTGTGGTCGACGATTGCGGGTTCAATCGAGGCAGGGCCAGCAATTGAGAAAATGTCGTGCGTGGTACCGCTCTTCCCTCTGAAACTGAACGGCGTCATAACGGCCGGGTAGGTGCAGACGGAAGCGTTGCTTTCCCACACTTTTAGGATTGTTTCGATGTCGAGAATTTTGTTGCCGAGATTGACGAACTCGCCAGGCGCCGGTTGCGCAACCATGGAGGCGGGCTGAATCAGCTCGTAAAGAACGGGCGCGATTCGATAGGAGACGCTTCCGTTGATGATATAGATCCAGTCGTCCGCGCTGAACTCCTCAACGTTCGGGCGCCCGATTGTAAAAGCGGACGTTTTCGCGGCGCGCTTGAAAAATTGAACAAACTTCGGGGTGAAATAAGAGGCTGTTTTCTTTCCCATAGTAAACGTGTCCTTTCTGCCATCGTGACCTCCGGGGCGGGATTTTGTTAATATCCTAAAATTGCAAGCACCTTTTTGATGTGCGCGGCGCGCTCGAGGTCATCGGCCTTGTTTGCGACGCCGCCATCAATATAATCATTGTCAGTGATGTATTGATTAAGCCCGGAAAGCTCCGATTGCATGTCGCGGACAAAAAACGGATTGACTTTACCACGCGATACCTGGTTTTCCGCAGATTCAATTTCCCGCGCCCACTGCGTTTTTTTTGCGGCCATGCGCGCTGCCTGCTGCTCCTCGGGCGTCGGACCAAATGATAGCATATAATAATGCCCACGATGAGACAAGGTGACATCTCGGTCATTCCAGCGCATATATTTACACACCTTACCCGTTTGCATCATTGCACCGACATAGGCGGCCTGTTTGTCCGTAACGATGATGCCATTATAACGCTTATCGCGCCCAAGATACCGCAATAGCAACGACGGGAGCAGGGTATCAGTCGTCCAATTTGGCACGTTATATTACCTCCTTTTTGTTTTTTTTGTCGTTGTGGTTGTTTTGCTTTCTGGCATTATACTATCACGGGCATTCCCCTATTGCAAGCGTTTTTTATGTTTTTTTACTATAACTTATATTTCTGCTTGCGGCCTATATTGTCTATTATATTGTATATGCTGTGTCCACGCACGACGCACATTTGTCTATTTAGTTCGATAAAGAAAACGGCGTTCACGATTTCCGAGGGTAGTTATAGCGGTACGAGGCCAAAACGGCTCACAGGCTAAAAAAATGGCCTTATATTTGATTCGTTGGCTGATTGTATGGAGGACGAACATATATAGCTGCATTCAGGCCTGATATTATATTATATTATATTAAACTATCTATATTTCAACTCACTACGTTCATTGGAATATAGATAGTTTTCAATCAAACAATACGTCCTTGCGGCCGATTGTTTGATTGTACTATATATTATTTATATAGTTATTATATTGTTCGTGGCCTGAACTATTATAGCGATGATTGATAGCTACATAATTATTGATACTATATATGATTGCAACACTGATTATTGAATATGAAAATTGATAGTAGATTTAATAATTATAGCATTAACGAACGTTGTATTCAGAATGTAAATAATGAATGTGATGACTATATATATTATAAGTGCAGTGAATGTGGTGAGTATATCTATAACTATGGCATATATGTTTATAAGTATATCAATAGGTATATCGAGGGATGATATATTGGGAGATGATATATTGAGGGATGATATACTAGTTCACGTTGCTTTCGTAATGCGCGTAGAATTAGTATATAAATTAGTCTCGACTAACACTCCGAAAAATTTTCGACTCCGGAAATTCGTTGAAAATTCAACGTTTTCAGGGCTAAACACTTCATTTAACTAAAAAACGCTTGCCAATGTGCATTATACGTTGTATGTTCTGGAAAACCTTCCAGATTTGGTAATTTATGGTAGAAATGTTGTTGTTAGTCCGAACTAACTAGCCCGGGGGTATGTTTAGGATACTGATTGTCAGTCTACGAAGAAAGCATGTGTAGCACCAACACACCCAAAAAACGTAATCAACTACACCAATAATTATCATTGTTACATTTTCATTTACTACAATCATAAACATCACTAGAACTATTCATAATATATAATAAATATTTATGATTACATCAACTAACACGCACTCAAAACGTAATCGATTACCGTTATAATCACTAATATATTAACTATATTATATCAAACTGCCACTATCATTATCGCGACACTAATTAACACTTGGAACATATATTAAGCTCGTATGAACTATCACTATAATTATTCAAAATAATAATCATTATCATTATGCTAAATAATCCTACCCTCATGAGAATCATAAAATACTTGACAAACTAAGAAAAGTATGATATAATTAAACAAAGCGGCAAAATTATCGCTCTATGGGCAATATCCGCAAGAATCGCCTTTATTTATTAGTGATTATGAATTTTTGTCACTTTGGTGAAGCTAATATAGCGTAGCTATATATATTACTGTCACGAAAGTGACAAAAATTTTTTAACAAGTGACAAAAAAAATAAAAAGAAAGGATAAATAAGAAAATGAAAGAATTATGGCCCATTGAAGCAAACATGACAGAAGAACAGCAGCTCATGGCTAAAATGAAAAAAGTAGAGGGGCAAGAATTAAAATATCCGGCTTTATGTTCTGCGTTAGGGATTACGAAAAAAGGCGGCAAGTCAAAAATTTTACAGATTGAAAATCTTAACCAATATTGCAAACTTGAAGTCCTTCAGAATCCAACACGTTATGTCATCCTTGATGTATATGAAGAAGCTGATGCAATAATTAATGAACTAAAAAAAGACAGTTATCAAGCTGCTTTTGAAGCCGCTCTTTACCAAATATTTTTAAAGACAAATTGTGAAACCATTTATGCCTCAACCTCAAATCTTCTTACGCTATTTAAGGAAGTTAATCACAATTTCAACTACACATACAGCCAAGAGCTTGTCATGAGTGACCGCTATCGTTACATGAGCACCATGAATGATGTTGTCTTTGAAATTCTATCTCAATGGACTCGAAGAAAATTAGAGCGAATGCACGCTCGTCACGTTATTCTATTATCTCGTGGCTATCGGCTCTACAAAAAGATAAAATCATCAATCAACGGTAAAGAATATGTTTCTACTTATGATGTTCCAATTGATTCAGAAGACTACAAGACTTGTATGACGATTTATGCTGACGCCATTAGAAATATCTTACCAAACAATTGGGGCGAGGTTGTCAATGATAAAATTTTCAGGCCATATGTCCAAAAAGAAACATGGGATGCATTTCAAAATGAACTTGAACGATTAACATTGAGCGAATTCAACGGCGAGTATTTTACAGTTAAAGAAATTTATGTCATCAAACCATCTCAAAAGGATTGGGTTGCCAAACGACTACTTGAATTATATCAGGATTATCCATCATTTGAGAAAATCAATCAAGAGGCTTGTTCTAAGATAATTAAGACTAGCCAGCTGCCACACGTCAACGGAGAACAGAAACGTGAATTTATCTCTATCAATATGTTAATTAACCCATCTGTTTCACTAAAAGAGTTGGTTGAAAATGACTAAAAAATAATCCTCTCTACAGCCAAAATTCAGGCCATAGAGAGGATTTTATTATATCCGGTTAAATCAATCGAGACATCAAGATACTGGTTGTCAAATCGCCAATTCTATTGACATAATTGCAGTTGAATAATTCTGGATTTGGCACGGCGTTTCCAAGGTCGATTACAAGTTCATGAGTGTCATAAGCAATTTCATCTGTTAGCTGCGGCGTCGCATAGATTACAATATCTCTATCCATCGTAGCGAACATCATATCTTTAGTCTGTGAATGCGCCACGGTTACTGTAGCGCCCCTATAAATCAAATGCTTGGCCAAATTTTGGACTGAATCTCCGCGCCCGACAATTGTTATATCAATTCCCTGAATGTCAAAGAAACATTCACAAATCAATTCATATATTGCTTCAGACACTGCTGGCATTCCAAATGATTTCAAGCTGCAATCAACATCCATCAAGTCGGCAATTTCGCTATCAACACCATGCAAGCTCTTAGCCACTAACATTCTATCACAGGTTTCGGTGTCGATTATAAATCCATTGCATTTGCAATTTTTAAGTAAATCAAAATCATTGAACGACACTAGGCAGTTGAATTTTGCCGCCTTTTTAGCCACTTGCCTCAAAAATACACTATTTTCGTTGCCAAACAATACCAGTGGCTTTAATGATTCATAGTGTATATCTAAATACTTTTTTCTTTCCGCCGTTTCTTCGTCAATCTTGCCTGCAAGAAATTTGACGATTCCATTTGCATTCATATATCATCCGTCCTTATCGTTTACACAAGTTCCTTTTGTCCATACATAGCAATTACATTTATTACACCAAGCACGCACATCTTCACCATATCCAAACCGCCCGGTATCAGACTCGTCAAGCTGTGGACAATTTGCACATCTATGCAATGGATTCGTATTATTATTCATCTTTATATTCATTCGTCATTGCAGCATTTGTACAACATGGACAAGTGGTCATATCATGGCTAGAAACAATGAATTCAATTACGCATTTAGGGCAGTAGCATTTAATCATAATCAATCACCTCATGAGCATATCCGTCATATGTTGTGTAGTAGATATTCTTAATCCCCATCTCTTTGATTAGCTGCATACAAGCAGGACATGGATGCGCCATAGCACGTTTTTCATCTTTGTGTTGACGATATACAAACAGCTCTATCTTGCTAAAATCAACGTCAAGGGCTTTAATTTTGCCCAGAACGACCGTTTCGCTATGTAGGGTATGATTCATGCCACTGGCCTCAATATCAAAGCCACGGGCGAAATTTAGGCGTTTCTGGACAGGGCTTGTTTTGTTCATATTGTAGCCAACAGCGAGAATCGAGCCTTTGTACATAATTGCCGACCCAAGATGATGCTGTTTAAACGTGCTATTCATGCTGGCCTTTTTGGCTGCTTCAAAGCCTCGTTCAATTCTCTTCTGGCTCATAGTTGAATGAAGCCTCCTCGTATTCATCTGTTCCATAGATGAAATTGCATTTGCATGATTTACATGGTTCTTCTGTGCATTTATCTATCTCTGGGTCGTATGATGTCATTCCAAGTGCATCGTATTTGCAAGTATCGCAATCATATTCGTCATTGTATTTGTCTGCTGATTCCACATTTTTAGCTTCAAGCTCTTGAATTAGACGGTCAATGTACCAGCGGCTCTTAAATGCGTCCTCCAAGCCATTCTTGTTCTCGTAGCGCCAGAGATATTTGATTACATTAGCTACACATACAGCCTCGATTCCAGTTTTACCAACAGTAGCAGATTTAATTGCGTCGATGCATTCAATGCCGCCCTGACAATAATGTGCTGGATGCAAAACGTTGTCCATATTGTTCATTCTTTCCATTTCCACACAAATCCTCCTGCCGTTCTAGAATGGCGTCCATTCTAAGAATATTCTCTACAAACATTGCATATGTTGCTTCTATTTATACCTGTTATTTTTGAAGCTTCAGAAGCAGATTTATATTCTGCGATTATAAGTCCATTTTTTAATTGCAATACCGGTTTGTCTCCATCCGTTTTATGCAATCCAGTTCTTCTCGCATGAAGATTATTTTGTCTAGCAGTCACCCATTCTAAGTTAGATACATTGAAATTTAATTTATTTCCATCAATATGATTCACTTGTGGCAGATTATCTGGATTTTCAATGAACTCTATTGCTACGCATCTATGTACGTTTACAACTTTATATTTTCCATCTACATTACAACTAAACACTAAATATCCTCGTTTACTTGGGCTTAATTTTAATATTTGTTTTGTTGACGAATTTCTAATTCTTCCCAAGTTACTTACTTCATATTTCTCATCTAAGAATTTTATTGTTTTCCAAATTTCATCTATTTCATTCGGATGTTCGACATTATTATTCATTATTCATCCTCCCAAGTTCTATTTTTCTTAATAATTTCAAAATGTTCTTTTTTACTCACACGATTATTCATTCTCTTGTTCATCATATGTGCCATAATGCACATCTTGCTCAAACACGTCTCTAAGTGCATTAATCGCAACCTTGACATCCCCATAGAAAAATTCACGGTTTGGTGCAACACGGTCTTTATCAAAGAAATTGTGCATAGATGATTCGATTTCAAATGCATCATCACTAAAGCAATATGCTTTAAGCTCGAACGGAAACGGAATGCTGCTCGAACTAAGCTCAGAAATTCTGGCTTGCGGCCCAGACAATCTACGACTAACACCGCATTTGTACATTCCCGGAAGCGACGGAGATGTGATTAAATAAACCCAGCCGCTCTTTGGGTGCTCGATGCGCCAGTCAATATCTGTTAGTCGCTTATCAAGGTTTGCCATTTCAGCCTTGATTTCTTTTCTTTCGGCCTCAGACAATGCTTTGGCAAATGCAATATCGAGGGCTTCTTTCTCTGCTTTAATGCGCTTACGTTCCTTTTCTGCATCAAGCAAAAGCTGTTCTTGTTCTTTCATGCGTCTACGCTCTTCACGAATAGCTGCTTTTTCACAGTCTTTGGCGTTCTTCAAGTCTAAACTCAGGGCAAGTCGTTCAATGCATAATTCGAGATATTTCTTGCTCATGCTGATGCCAAGTAAATCGCCCTGTTTATTCATAGCTTCAAATTTTTTATTAAGCAGTTCAACTGTTTTTGAATAATTTGCCGTTGTCACAGCTTTAGCTTTTTTCTCGTAGTAGCTATTAAATCCCATGACGAGATTATTGCAAAATGTCTGCTGGAATCTAGCGCCTCTGGATTCGGACTTGTCGATAGTGTAAACGCGACTTGTGATAGCAATCTGCTTATTGCCAATCATGGACGCAATTCTATCATCGACTTTGTTGATTTGTAGCTCAATGTCTGATAAACAATCTTTGGCCGGAGTATATTCCATTCCCAACTCCTGCATTTCAACGACGCCATTAACGAGGCCAAGTTCTTGCTTTTTGTCGTTAACCTCTCTGGTGACATCGGCAACTTCTTTCATCTTGGTGCGAAGATTCCCATTGGCCTTATCCAGTTCATAGTTCTTTTTGTTGATTTCTGCTTGGAGATGACAAATCTGATTGTTTAGCTTTTCAATCTTCTGCTTTTTCTTTCTGGTTTCAAACATTGGCTTCACGGCCTTTCGTTTACTGATGGCATGATTGTAGCACAATGAACTTTATTTGTCAAGCAGAGAATTGTTACAAAGTTTGTAACAAAATTTTCAATCTTTCTTTCCTTTCCCCCACACCCCCTATTCTATCTATCTAACTATACTAGTTATTATATATATATTCATACTACTAATAGTTAATACTCTTAGTATATATACTAAGTAACTCTAGTAATTTCTTCTTTCTTTATATATTTCTTTCTTCTTTTTTAATTGTATATAGTAATACTATGTATTACTATATAATACTATATTAGATTATAACATAGATTACATAGTTTGTCAAGTAGTAAATTAACGCGCGCGCGAGGACTTCGTAACATTGATGTGAAAAATTTTTCTAAAATTCATACTTGACAAAATTGATTTAATGTGATACAATTGACACAAAGAATGAATCCTAGAGAGAGGTGGATTTAATGGAATTTAAGGAATTTGCGTACACTACACAGAAAATTCGCACGATTGATATTGATGGTGAGCCGTGGTTTGTTGTGAAAGATGTATGTGACATTCTTGGTGTGAAAAATTACAAGAATGTTACCGCAAGACTTAGAGAGAACGAAAAGAAAGTGATTAACGTCCACGACGTGGACTTAAATCATAAACGTAGGGGTTCTCCAAAATTGACAATGGTGAATGAGCCGGGATTATATAGGACAATCTTTTCGTTTGAACCGAAGAACGTTAGAGGCAAGTCTATCGATGAAGTGCAGGAAAGAATTGAACGTTTAGATAAATTCAAGGACTGGATTTATTATGAAGTCCTCCCGTCTATTCGCAAAACTGGCCAATATGTAGACTTCGAGCATAAATTCGATAAACTTTGTCCAATTTCGTTTGACCGCGAGAATTCGACTCACGCAATTCATAAGTTGGCATTATCTCGTGGAATGTCGTACAAAGATAGTGAGAAACTTTGGCGTGAAATGTATATCAAATTTAGCCGTAAGTTAGGTTTTAATATCGACGCCAAAGCCAAAGCGGAAGGAATTACAAAGATTGAGTGGTTGGAGAAGCATGAACTAATCAATCAATTCAACGATTTTATCGAGCAGCAAGTAGGTGAGAAAAATTAAGTGTGGACAGAGATGAGTTATTATAAATACCATCAATCGACAAGATTTGATGACGAAGAGGTTGATGATGTTATTTTGGCATTAGATGAGCTGATTGTTGAAGAAGAAATGTTTGATATTGAGGATGAATAATGGCATTAGATAAATTTATATATATTCACTCAATTGGCACAGATGCGTTATATACAGACGATGAAAAATATCGACATGACCGGCTGATTAAACTATATAAGCTGCGAAATTCTATCAAGGAATCCGGGCAAGATAAAGAAATTCGTGATTGGCGATTAAAAAGCATAAACCGCGTACTAAAAAAAGAAAAATCTATCCTCTCTGAAATGCTTGATAAATCGTTGGAACATGACTATGCTCGAATATTGCGTTCAGATGCAATTCGAGACAAAGACGTTATCAATTTGTTTTGTTCTGAACTTACGCGAGCATTAAAAATTGAGCCGTTTACGCTTACTGACGAGCTTATCATGGTTAACGTGTTTTTCTTTCAGGTGTTTAACAGTATTGTGCGCCATGGATTTATTTACAATGGCGAGAAGTACGTATTTTACACAGCCTCGGCTGGGCAGATAAGAACTAAACGAATGATTGCTATCAAGGAATCGTCTTACGAAAAAATCAAAAAACGCTTGATGTGTGGATTGACTGTCGAAAAGATAAATGAGCTTGGTGGAATGAATCAGAACAAGTATTGCAGCTATCTGGCACTCACAAATTCGGCTACAGATGTTTGGGAAGGATTTGATATTCGCAAGTCTATTGTTGTCGATGACTTTGAGACGATATTCAAGTCTGATGTTGATTATATTGACTATCAGACATATGACATTGAGCGGCGAAATATGGATGTTACGATTCCTTGTACTGATGGCTGGGGTATGGTCGATGGCGAGACGACTCGAATGTGTCGATTGCCATGGATAAAGGGACTTTTGGTAAATTTTAGATTCAAGGATTGGCTCAGAGAAAATTGTACGTCAGACCAATGGATTATTTCTGACATCTGGGGCGATGAGCATGATGTTGTGAATGATGACGTCAAATATATTTTCACCAAGAGTCAGATGAAATTGAGTAAATTTTATGATTCATGGGTTGAATATTGTGACGCGTTTGAAAAATACGGATGTCAAGCGTGTTATTGCAATATGGAAGAAGAAAATCTTCGTCCGTCCAGAATAAATTATCAGATGCTTCAGCAGCTTGTCAACCCGACTGATTATGAGCTTGATAGGATTGTAACTCGAACGAATCGAGAGATTTCGGCAATCGGCGTTGATTATCGAACGACTATGCGATTGCTCGGGGCGGTTGAAGAAAATGAGAATAAGAGCTTATTGCAAGAGGCATTGTTAATATATCCTGAATTATTCAGAGACGAATATTTCAAAGATATATTAAAACAGACAAAAAAGAGTTTGGTTAAACAGGCGCGAGCTGGTCGGTTGAGAATCAATGGAAAATATTTATTCGTTTCGCCGAATCCCATTACGTTTTGTAGGTGGTTATTCAAGGATGAGAAATTGCCTGAAGAAGATTTTGGCCGAGATGAAATATATACAAATCAATTCTTCGATGGTGATGAATTAGCTGTGCTTCGTTCGCCGTCCTTAGGCAAAGAATGGGCGATTCGCAAGAATAAGCGAAGTGAATATTTAGACAAGTGGCTTGGAGATTCCAAGTGTATATATACGAGTAGCTACGATACAATCAGTAAAATGCTGGCGTTCGACTGCGACGGGGACCGCTTACTCGTAGTAAAAGACCGAACGCTTATCAATGTTGCAAAACGTACAATGCAAGGTGTCGTTCCGCTTTACTACGAGATGAAAAAAGCAAAGGGTGGATTGCTTAATTCTGATTCGATGTACAAGAGTATGTCATTGGCATATACTTGTGGGAATATTGGGCCAATTAGCAATTTAATTTCTGTTGTTCATAATAACAACGAGGAAGATAGAGAAGAAGCCGACAAGGTTATCAAGTGGCTTACAATGGAAACAAATTTTACGATTAACATTAGTCGCCTTGAGCAGTAATGTTCAAGTGAAAATCTGGTGAACCTGTAAATACAGGGTGTGCAGAAATGTGCTAACGGTGAAAATCTAAAGGCTGATGTCTATGACAATACCGTGCCAAGCCTTTAATGAGGAAGGTGTAACGACTATCCGAAAGGAGTAGCTTGTAGGTGAAATTCCTACTTGCGAAGTGCCAGACATCCATATTATGGATGAAGATATAGTCTATTCCCCTACTGAAATATCGGGAAACCGAGGGTATATAAAGAGATGGAGCTAAGACGCTATTTTTTTTAACGCGCCCAAAGTCAGTTGATAAAATTGTAAAAAAACATACAAAGGGCAAATTGCCAAACTTTTTCCAATATGCCAAAGATAAGACCGAATATCAGGTCGAACCAATAAATAATTCGACTATGAATCGAATTTCGGCTAAGATTGAGTCGTCGCGCCTGAAATTTTCAAAGACGATTGGCTCTTTGGATTATTTGATGCTTATGAATCATAATCGAGATTGCATGACAATGGTCGCGTCAGATGATATTGTGATTCAGAGATATGATTATTGGTTGCGGCATCAATATTTGTTTAATCTTGAAGCGGATAAAGGTGTCAAGCAAGAAGATATGTATGTGTATCGCAAGATTCGAGAGGCGATTATTGACGAGACTGGCCTTGATGCTGAAGATGTGACAAATCGGCTTGTAAAATTTTTATATGTTAATCGAAAGTCGAGCCAAAAGAAAATGTTTTGGGCTTGTTTTGGAGAGGAAATTGTAAATAATCTCCAAAACAATACGAAGCAACTTGGAAATATTTGTCCGATTTGTGGCCGGAGATATATCCCTAAGAGGGCAAACCAAGCTGTATGTTCGGCAGAATGTGCCAGTTTGGCAAAACATATATAAGGTGGGGCTTGTGGGAAAGTTTTTTCGTCATAATTGCAAATAAACATTAGCGATTACGACGATGTGTATGTAAATTTAATACCCCTATTATGGAGAAGATGGATAAAATATGAAAGATAAGAATGGATTTCTTTGCCTGAGATACGGAGAGGTCAAGCAACAAATTAAAGAGAGAACCGGACTTCCATCCGAGTATATTACAAAGTTTATGGATTGTTATCATGAGATTATTCGAGAGGCGCTTCTCATGGGGATTGAGGTTCCGATTTCTAATATCGGCAGATTTTCATTTGATGTTACGCAACCTCGCCCAGCCGGTGTTTATTGGGATGGCCTTAGAAAGACGAGACATGAATTTCTGCCAAGACAAGGATATTATCGGTTGAAATTTGACACCGACAAGCATTTTAAGAAGCAGCTCAAGGGTGCTACATTATTTGGCGAACGAGCCAATGATGATGAGTATTGGGCTAAGATGGCAGAGGATTTTGGTTGGGAATATGTCGAGACAAGAAATTCTTATAGGAAATACATGAGAGAAAAACTGGAAAAAGAGGAACAAATGGAAAAGGAGGTTTAAGCCGATGACGAAGGAGGAAAAAGACTTTTACCTCCTAGCGTGTAGATGGCTAGAAACCGATAATGTCAACACGGTAAAAAAGTATTGGGATGCTTTTGTTGAGGTTATCGTTCATGAGGTCTTTGTAAAAGGATTTTGTTATGTTCCTAGTATTGGTACGATTCATACGAAGACCAGAAAAGGGTATCAGGAAAAAATAAAAAATGAAGATGGCGGATATGATATATATGATGTGCCGCCATACTCTACGCCGTTTCTTTCGCCCGAAGATGGTTTCATCAATGACGTTAATATGTTTGGCGTGACGACTACATATCGCAAGAGATATAAGAAAAAGAAGCTATCTCAGCGCGACATTAACCGTATTGCACGAGCCGAAACATATAAGTTGATGTCCAATATTTCAGAGGAAGATAAAAAGCGCAGTCGCCAAGAATTCCAAGAATATTTACGCAAGAAGCAAGAAGAATTAAAAGCAAAGGAGCAACCGCCCGATGAAGAGAAATGATGGCGAGAGCTATATTGGCTTTTGCCAAAGAGTAACGCAAGCTGTAGATGATGGCTTGCTGTCGTATGATGATTGGTCGGAGTCACTGCTTGGCGCAGTTCGTTATTCTCCTGAGACATTGCGCAGATGTTTTGTTTTTGTTAAGCAAATTCTTCAAAATGCAGAAGATGATGAAATTGAAGGAATTGATGATAAAGATAAGCTGGCTCAGTTACTAGAGGCCAAGGAAGAACTCGTCGTTGAGCGCAAAAAATTGCAAACTGTGAATCTTCAAGCGCAAGAATATTATCGAGCTGTAGGTCGAAGCGAGCTGCTTGTTGAGCAAATTAAAGAGGCTATTGCTGGTCTTGAACCAGTAAAGCCAGTAGATATTATTCTTTCTAAGAATTGTGAAAAAACAGGCATTCTTGTGGTTGCTGATGCTCATTATGATAGCAATTTCACAGTTAATGGCTTATTTGGAGAAGTTGTCAACGTCTATAATAAAGACGTTTTCAAAACACGTATGTGGAATCTATTGGCTAAGATTGACCGAGATGATATTGACATTGATAAACTAAAGATTGTATTCGGTGGCGATTCTCTTGAGGGGCTTATTCGAGCCAGTAGTCTAACAAAGTTGCGTCAACCAGTGGTTAAGTCAACCATTGAATTCGCGGAGTTTGTGTCGCAATGGCTTATTGAAGTTCAAAGCCGGCTTGGCTTGCCGCTTGAGGTGGCTTTTGTTCCGGGCAATCATACTGTTTGCCGTTATTTGTCACAGAAGCCAGAATTCCCAGAAGAGAACTTAGAATACATTATTCATTCATTCGTATCGCTGCGGCTTGAAAATTGCCGCGACATCAAGGTTGAGTCATATGACGATGTGTATTTTACGACTGTTTACAATGAAAATCTTTTATTTGCTCATGGTGAAACAAGGGATTTAGAGCAGTTGATGGTTTACTTCGAGAACCTATACAATATTTCAATTGATGCTTGCTATGGGGCGCATCTTCATAGTGAATCAAGTAAAGCAATTGGGGTTGGCAGTGTGGGTTCTAAGAGAATTATTAGAGTACCGTCGATGTGCGGAACCGACCAATATGCCAAGTCGATTCAGAAGAATAACCGTGCTGGCGCGTATTTCGCGTGTTTTGATGAAGACGGCGAGTGCTTTAATAAGATTTATTATCTAAATTGATTCATGCTTGACCGCATATGCCTAGCAAAGCTGTAAAATCAATGCGGTTAAGTTTTGAATATAACTGGATTTGTCAGGCTATTAGCTGGACACTTAACTAATTCAAGGCGTTCCGCTGCCGTAAATGCGGGACTTTAATTATGATAAAGATTGGAGGTCATCAAATTTTGTCCACCTGTTTGATGTTTCAAACTAAAGCATGAAAGGAGATGGTCAACTATCTCGTGCAAGTCGGACGAGCCGATACTACACGTTGCAATTTGATAATTTAATATTGATGTAATTAGTCCTCGGCAGATATGTTCTGTCGGGGATTTTTCTATAACTAGATAAGGATGAAATAAAATGGGAGCTTCATGGAACGAGAATTTAGAGCGCGTTTGCGGAAAATGCCAAAAGGCAAAGCATAAGACGCAATTTTATAAAATTCCAAAGACTAAAGACTATATTCCTGTTTGCAAGATGTGCCTGAAGCAGTATTTCAATGAAATTCAAAAGAATACTAGCAGCGACGACGTGGCATTATGGGCATCTCTCATGGCCGCTGGCGTTCCAATGATGCGCGATGTATATGATACAATGATGTCTGCCGGTGATGTTGCGGGGAACAATATGTTGCCGACATATTTTACATTGGCCGAACAAAGCAATCGTGATTTTGTTAATTTATATGATAGCAATATGCAATTCAGCGATTTCGTTGATTATGGCGAATATGATTTGAAGTCAGAGCCAGAGGACATAACAAATGTTGCGGTAGATGCAAAAACTCGTCGCCGTTGGGATAAGGAATGGGGCGCTGCTTATAGTGATGTTCAGTGTCAGCAATTAGACGAGTATTTTGAAGGATATACCGGTGATTTGTCTGATATGGATGTTGGTATGACGCTGCGCTATCGTGACTTGTGTAAGGCCGAATTACGCAAGTTCGAGGGTGATGATGATAAGGGGCAGACCACAAAGGAAATTGTCGATTTGATGAAATTGCTTAAAATTTCTGATTTTCAGAGTGCCGCTGATAAATCTGATTCGCTGATTGCTTATGAAAAAGTTATTGCGATGATTGAATATAATAAGCCAGCAGAATTAGAGGACATACAGAAATATCGTGATATATGCGAATATGAAAAGGACAGAGCGGAGGATATGAGATGTTTGAGAAATGCAATTGCAAATTCTCGTGAATACCCAGACATCCCATATGAAGAACAATGAAATCTGCTACTGGTGCGCTTCGTAGGCGCTTTATGCAAAATCAACTTAGTAGAACTGTCGATACTACAAAAGGTATAAAAGTCGACGTTGAAAGCAATGTTATTGAGTGGACGAGCTTATTTCGTAGAAATTGGGATGTTTATGTAGAGCTTGTTCTAGGTATAAAATTAAAACCATTTCAACGTGAAGCAATACATCTTTTAGGTGTGTCGGATGTGTTCTTTTGGCGAGCAAGTCGCGGAACTTCGAAAACGTTTGTTTCCGCGTTGGCATCTTTAGTGAAGCTCTTGCTTTATCCGAACAGTTGGGTTGTTCTTACTGCATCTACTTCTGACCAAGCAAATAAGATTGTTGAAGATAAGATAGTTGGTGAGATAATATTAAAGCTATCTAAGTATCTTCAATATTATTATGAGCAGGAATGGATTGTTGTGACAAAGCCGGGGGATGGCTATGTTATAAAATGCACGTTAAATAATTCTACGTTAAAAGTTCTTGCGCCTGTTCCTAGTTCTAAAGGTAGCCGCAGCACCTTTACAATTTATGATGAGGTTGCCATTATGAAAAAGAATGATATTGACGATATTTTTGATGGAATGTTATTCCCAAGGCAAGCTGCATATCTTAGTAAGCCGGAATATGCGAAAAATCGTCGATGGGTGGAAGAGTCAAAGGCGATATATTTGACGTCTTCATATTATTCGTTCATGTGGTGGTATAAGACATGGAAAGATTGTGTAACTGGCTACTATGTTGATAAGAGAACTAAATATAATGTTTGTGCGTCCGACTTTTTTGTTAGTATTAACAATAATTTAAAAACATGGGGCGATTATAGAAGAGCCAAACATATTAATGGCGATATTGAGTTCAGGATGAACTATTTGAATGAAGCTGTTGGTAATAGTGAAGATGCGTTCTTTAGCCTTGAATCATTCAAGAATAATCAAGTTCTTGAAAAATGTTTTATGCCGCCAACACCAACAGATATGATAATTGGGAATGAAATAGAAAATCGCAAAAAGAAGCAAAAAGAAGTTCGTATTGTTGTCTCTGATTTTGCGTGGACTGAAACAAGAAAGAAACACGAATCAGATAATAGTATTGCATTTTGTATCAGTGGTATTTGGAAGAAAGATCACTTTGAGAAATATGTAGACTACATAGAAACATTGCCGACCGCTGATGATGCAGATGGGTGTGCTAATAGATTAAAAGAACTTTATTGGCTTTATGATGCAGATTATCTCGTCCCGGACGCTCGTTCGGGTGGTGAGGCGGTAATGAATTCTCTTAGCAAGCCGTATGATGGTGAATATGGGTCTTATATAAATCTACATGGGCTTATTATTAGTAATATGATGCAATATCAAGTTGCGCCTAGTGACAAACTTGATTATTATCGTTCTAAAGCAGTAGACCAAGATGGTCATAAATGCGTAATCCCAATTTTTGGTAGTGCAGCATTAAATACATCATATTGGCGCTCCATGAAACGCGCGTTGGAACGCGGAAGATTAAAAATGCTTATAAGTATGGCCGACAAACAGAATCAACTACAAGATTCTGGGGAATATTTTAAGATGTCGTCCGAAAAACTTGCAAATACTGTTGCGCCATATGGACAAACAGATTTATTTATTATGGAATCTGTTAATCTCAAGACGGAGATTAAGAATGACAATATTAAATTAGAAGCACCTCGTGGCGGACATCGTGACCGAGTAGTCACGTGTGCCATGGGACTTTTGATTTTTGACCTTATTGAAAATGAATGGTTAAAACAGGAGCAATCCAATACGGATATTGACCTAGAATCAATAGAATTAGTATTTTAATAGAAAGGAGGGTTTGAATGGCAGAGATAAAAGAGCCGCTTATTACATTTGAACAATCTGAAGCGGTAGTAAAATTCGCACAAGCGCTATATGCTTATGACCGATACGGTGCGTGGTCGCCTTGGATGAGTAATGAACTGCTCAGAAATCTGAATTACAATGGTCGGCCAGTTAATTCCGACAAGATTCGTGAAGCACTGACAAAGGCGCAATCAGACCCCGGCGTTGTTCAGGATTATATGCAGTTTATGCGAACGTTTGATATGATTTTTGCTAGGACGCTGAAATCGTATGCGAATGCGCTCAGTTTTGATGTTGTCCCAGTGTGCAATAATATTTATACTAAAGACGAGTACGAATCTAAGGAGTATCTGGCCGACAAGAAACGCATGGAAGATTTCCTTGTTCGATTTGATTATCGTAAAGAATTTCGGAATGTTGTTGAAAATGTGTTGACGAATGAAGTTTATTACACATGGTTCAGAAAAGTCAAGTGGAAGAATAAGGGGATGAAGTATGCCCTTCAGATTCTTCCGCAAAAAGAGTGTATGATGACCGGATATTGGGAACGCGGCATACTTTTTGATTTTAATATGGCGTATTTCCTTAACCCCGGTGTTGACATTGATGCTTACGACCCGGCCTTTAAGAAATATTTTAATCGTGTATTCGGGGACAATGAGACGATTGAGAATTATCGGCCAACAAATCCGCTTGCAAAGCGTGATGGCACGTATGCGCTTTGGACGCAGACAAGCCCAAATGATGGCGCATTTGTATTTAAGTTCGACACTAGCAACTTCAACGAAACGCCGTTCTTAGCACCATTTCTTAAAAACGCAATTAACAACGATGAAATTCAAGAGCTTCAGTACGATAAAGATATTGCCGAGGCGTATGGTATTCTAGCTGGTGAAATTGCAACATTTGAATCGGCTAAGTCTGGTACACAAACAGACCAGATGGTATTTAAGCCTGAGACGTTGGCTGGCTTTATGCGTAATGCAAAACGCGGCCTCAGTAATAGAATCAAATTAGCTGCGTTGCCAGTCAAGAATCTTGATTTTTATCAATTTGAGGACAAAAATACAGATATGTACTCGAATCAATTGTCGTCGTCGGCTGGCGTTGGCACTGGTATTAGTCGCGTTATCTATTCATCTGATAGAATGAGTAGTGCTGAAATTGAAGCCGCATTAAATGAAGTTTATGAGACAATGAAACCTCTTTATGCGCAGTTTGGTAATTTCCTTGAATTTTATGTGGGGCAGATTACCAAAAAATATAAGTGGTCATTTATTTTCCCGAATGGATGCACTTATCCGCATAAACGTAAGGAATATTTTGACAATCTGACAAAGATGGCTGATAAAGGACTTGTTCCGCCTCCTGCTATGTGGGCGTCATCTGTTAATACTACTCCTGTATTGTTTGAGCGTATGCTTGAAGAAAGTAAATATACAGGCTGGCTTGATAAATATTCACAACTTATGGCAAATGCAAATACCGCGTCATTCGGTAGTACGTCAGAGGATAAAGGCGGACGACCAGAAATGGATGATGGTGATTTATCAGATTCAGCTGAAATGAATAGGAATCAGTAGGAGAATAAATATGATTATCATTGGCGAACCAGATAATATTGAAGATTATTATTTCGCAGATGGAGAATTAGCAGTTCGGCTGCATCAAGCTGGTTTTATTCCGAAATATAAGGCCGACTGCGGGATGTATTTTAAGATTTCACATAAGTTGTTAAAGTTTCTAGCTAAGATTGGCGAGGAAATTTAACATATATCATTCTTAAAGAAAGGAGGAGGCTATTTGGAGAAATATGCAAGTTTTTCTGTGGACGACATTAAGAAGATTGACTTTTCCGAGTATGACGAGGATGAGTATATGGCGGCACGCCTAGGGTATTTTTCCACACGTCCAAATTCCCATGAAATTGGCGTTTCAGAAGATGTCCTTTGTGAATTTGCCCCGTCAGTTCTTGGCAAATGGGTAGTTGCGAAAATGCACAATGGTGATGCAGGGACTCACGAAAAAGACGAGTGTATTGTTGGCATCGTTCCTAAAGAGCAGGATGTTGAATTTATTGAAGATGATGATGGGTATCTTCGTGCTTATGTAGATTGTGTACTGAGCAAGAGATATGCAAGTGATTTCTGCGATATTTTTAGTGAGGAAGATTCAACGCGCGCCGTTTCTATTGAGGCTAAATTCGTCATGGACGGGAACGATGCTACGGCGTTTGATATTTGTGGCGTAACGTGTCTCGGTCGCAAATTCCGTCCCTCGGTCCCTGAGTCAGAAATTGCTATCGTTCGTTTTTCCGAAGAAGATGCTGAAACCTATTATGAAAAGATGCACGAGGACAAACTTGTCAAATTAAAGCAATTTGTCGATGATAATAAATCCGAGTATGTTTCTCATCCAGTTAATACCAGTAAAGACGCTATTTACACTGGCGAATGGGATGGTCAGAAAGCCAAACAAGATTTGGTTAAAGAAAAGAATTATAATACCTTGGCCAAGAAAGTTTGTATGAAACTAGAACCGGGCTGGGAAGATAGAGAAGTTACAAAACTCGGTTATCCAGTCATGGGGCTTTATGATGGCGAATGGCGCTATTCTGCTAAAGGATTAGCGTCTGCGCTTGGTTATGCGAAGAAAGAAAATGAAACAGAGGTCATTTCTAAGATTGAAAAAATCTATAAGAAACTAGACATAGAATCTGAAGGAAAGGAGGAAAAGATGGCTATGGAGATTGAAAATATTGAGCCAGAGGTCATTGAGACTGAACAACATTTTGAAGAAACTCCTGTTCCAGAGGATAAAGATGTCAAGACGGAAGAAATGGCGCATGATGAACCATGTGATGGCGAATGCGAGTCAGAGGAAGAACATGAAATGTCTGCCGATGAAATGAAAGCAGAGATTGAACGCCTCACTGCCGATGTCGAAGAAAAGCAAAATATCATCATGGATAAGGATTCTTCTATTGAGGCCATGACTACCGAGCTTGAGGAGCTTCGTGCGTACAAAGAGGCGATTCTTGCAAAAGAGCGCGCCATCTGCGTTGAGGCCATTATGGCTGACGTCAAGAGTTTTGTCGATGACGAGCAGTATAAGTCTTTCCGCGAGGAAGGTCTTGCTTGTAAAGAAGATGAGCTAGAGGCTTGGACAAATAAGGTCAAGGCCACTTGCTTTAGTGAAGTAAAGAAGAATATTAAAAAGGATGATGCGGGCGTCTTTACGTTCGCGGCTCCAAAAGCCCCTGATACTAAGAAATCTACTAGTATTTGGGATAGACTTAAAAATCAATAATTTATAAAGGAGATTATTATTATGCCTAATACCCATGCAATTGCGAATGGCATTTCTTGTGCATATTGGGATGTTGATAGCCTCAACATGGCTGGTATTTGCGAGACTGCCGACCTTGATAATGGCGCACTTGTTACGCTAAAGAAGATGAATGTCGACGCTACCACTGGCAAGGTTCAGGGCTTCGAGTATGTCGTTGAGCCAGCTGCTGATGGCGCTGACAATGTTTGGTTTGTTGATAGTCCAGAGGTTGGCTATTCCCTTGAGATGCAGATTCATGACGACCCCCGTTATTTCTACAATGAACAGGGTAAGCCGATGTCTATCAAGGGTATTCTTTCCGGCGTTGATTGCGTCGAAGTTACCGCTCCACTTTTCGTTGGTGGCACGCTTCCGACTGTTGCCCAGATTGGCCAGTATGTTGCTCCTGCCGCTGGCGGTAAGTATGCGGCTCCTGTTGCTCAAGCCCCAGATGCCGGTGCTTATTTCCGCGTTGAGGCACTAAATACTATCACTTGTGGCGCAGATGAGGTTCCCTCTGTTATTCTCCGCTGCATGGCCAACCATCTATAATTGATGGAATAATACAGAAAAGGAGAATATATAGATATGCTAACTAATCAAGAGCTTATCAAGTTTGCTAATGGCAACACTGATTTTTATGAAGCTGCTATGGCCTATTTCTGCGATGGCGAGAAGTCTAGCGAGAACAAGGGTCTAATGCAGGAAGCATTCCTCGCTGAGGTCGAGCACAAGTCTGGTGTTGCTCGCAACGGTCTTGAGGTTAATGCTTGGATTAACCACCCGTCCGTTCGTTGGGCTTCGATGGCAATTGTCGAGAGCACTATTCGAGCTATCGTTCCCGTTACGATTCTTCCTCAGTTTGAGGCATTTTCTGATTTCCGTACTCAGGACTTTGGTGATGTTACAAAGTTCGATATTATGCCTCATAGCTTTTATGTTGTCAGCAAGGGTGGCAGGGGCGAAAGAACAAGTTTCCGTCAGAGAAAGTACGTTTCTGAACTTACTCTTGCTCCTGTCGAGCATATTGTAACCGTTTATAAGAAGTTTTATAATGTTCTTGCAAACAAGGACAATATCGCTGATTTTATGGGCTGGGTTCTTCTCTCTGTTCGTACCGAGATGTATAGCGATGCACTTATTGCGCTTAATACTGGCCTTGCTACTATCCCTGTTGGTGCGCTAAATGTTGCTGGCGCTTTCGACCTCAAGACGCTTATTAAGATGTGTGAGACTGTTCAGTACCGCAATGGTGGTGTTCGTCCTGTCATCGCTGGTTCTGCTACTGCTCTTATGAACGTCATCCCGGATAGCACCTCTGGTTATCGCATGAATGTTGATGGCGAGGGTGATGGCCGCATCAATCTTATGAAGTCCGTCATGACGTATGATATTCTCAAGCTTGATAATGCTGTTACTGAAGATGGCAATCTCATTCTTCCTGACAATAAGCTGTTTGTTATTAGCCCGTCTCAAGATAAGCTTCTTAAGGGCGTTATGACGCGTTCTCTTAGTAACCAGAATGAGTATTACGACAACGCAGACCTTACATCGAACTATACGACCAGAGTCGAGTGGGCCTTTGCATACGCGTCGTCTGCATACGCTGGTGTATATACGGTTCAGTAATTGATAATTTAATCAATTATATGAATCAATTAAATAGCTAATAAGCGGCTGGATTCGTCTGGCCGCTTATTATATGGAAAATAAAGGGAAAAATAGAAGGGAAATAATATAAATGGCTACAGGTACTACAAAGACTACTAGTGCTAAGAAATCTACTACCCCTGTTGAGACTCCGGTCGTTTCCGGTGTAGAGGCGGAAAATTCTGAATTAAAGGCGAAACTGGCTGAACAAGAGAAACAGATGCAGGAAATTATGACTCAGATGAAAATAATGAGCGAAATGATGATGACCGCAAATGTTAGTTCGCGTCCGGCAGAGAAGAAAAATGACCGACCAATTCGATTTGTTAATCTGTTTCCGGGAACGCTTGTTCTCAAAGGTTCTACGATTTGGAAGATTGAGGGACAGTTTAATTATCGTGATTTCATGGAAACTGAGGCCGCGATTATCGTAAGCAATATGGGTGAGATGATTCGTGCTGGTAGTTGTTGGATTGCTGACGCAGAATTTGTTGACACGCATAATCTTACAGAGGTTTATAAGTATCTACTATCCGATGATACGCTGAAGAATCTATTTGATAGAGACGCCAAGTATGTAATCGAGAGTTATAAAATGGCGAATGATAACCAGAAGCAAATTATTCTTGATATGATTGGCGAAAAGATTGATAAGGGCGAACAGGTGGATGCAAATATTCTTCTTACGATTGGCAAGTTGTCTGGTCGCGATTTAATCGCCGAAGCAAATTCTGACGAAGGTGAGCCAGTTGCATAAGGAGGGAAATTATGACCCCCTTTGATGAAATTGAAGAGATGGCTTTGGTCGTTGTAAATGATTATAAGTTGTCGAAACTTTATCAGCAGAGTTTAGAGGCCTTTCAGTCCAAGATGGACGGTTTGCTTATTAAGTCTGCTATGGATTTTTCTACTTGCAAACAAAGTTTAGTGTATGATGTAGAGGATAGATATTTCCAGAGCGATTTAACGCAGATGGAAAGATATATCTTATCATGTTACTTTGTTGTTGCGTGGTGGGAATGGCAGAATAATGATGCAGCTCAGATTGCATTAAAGCTCGGCTTAAAGAATGTATTTACTTATAATAGTGAATCACAGAACTTTAAGGAAAAGCAGAATGTAATCGACAAACTACGCGAAGAAGTTAGTAGAAAAATCACTGAATATCAGCTTCAAGATATTGACAATTTGGATTATTGAGGGTTTGCCATGAAGAAAAAGAAAAACATGGTTAAGCCGCTCTACACAATTCTTTTATTGTATGAAGACGTGTTTAATCCGGAGTCGGATGTTGAGTTGGAGGATTATCTAGCTTATCTTGATAGAACATCGTTGTTATATATTGGAGCTGGGTATGATGAGATTTATCATACTATCAAGGGGCTTAAATTCTTAAAAGATACGGCCACACACCGAATTGTCAAATCGTCTGTGTTTCATATGATTGGAGCATTGGACGAAAAAGATAAGGAGGCGGCGAAGCGTGGCGTATGAATTTATGGATTATGCACAGTCTCCGAATGAGTATTATAGAGATTTAGCACAAGCATTTCTTGATTCACAGTGGGAAAACACAGCTGCTAGGTCGCCTGAACAAGGCGGTCAAATTTTTGAGCAACAGAGTATTGGGTTAGATGTCTATTGCCCAATTGAGGCGTGGATTAAGCCAACTGTTGGCGATGTAACTAGTGGTCTTGGTGATAGTCGTGATTATCTTAAGCTCGTATTCAGAGATATCAACCATACATCTGTGCGTGGTTTATATTATAAATTCATGCAAGATTATTGGATTGTCAATGATTACAATGAGTTTACTGACTTAGTTCAGGATGTTGGAATCAGACGTTGCAATAACCAGATGCGGATTGTCGACCCAGATAATGGCTCGATTTTTAGCATTCCATGCGTTATTGATTACGATATGGCATCTCCTAGCGCACAGATATCTCAAAATATCATTACGCCAAACAATCATGCGGTTGTTAAGGTGCAAGGTAATAAAGATACGTTGCGGCTATTTAAGTTGAATACACGTTATATTTTTGGCGGTCGTCCATTCAAACTATATGGCTATCAAAATGCGCTGAATTATGACTTAGATAGACAGGCTCCAACATACTTGGAGCTTGATTTGTATTTAGATGAGATTCATGATGGCGATGATTTAGAGCGACAACTTGCAGATAATGGAAGTTATGTTTATCATGTAAGCATAGATTCTGGAAATATTTATCATGTTGTTGGGTATGGGGGAACATTGACGGCATCTGTCCTGTTAAATGGCGTTGAAGTAAACAGAAATGTTAAATGGAAAACATCAGATAATGAGGTTGTTACAATTGATAATCGTGGGCAGTATAGCATTGTTGGCCATGATAGTCAATCCGCCATAATTACGGCATATTTGGATGACGACGAATCAATATCGGATTCTATACAAATTGTTGTATCTGATAAGGATGTTGACGACGGGAAGATTGTCCTCGATAATGAATTTAACAAAATTCGCCAGAACGAAACGCGCCGGTGTGGAGCGTTTATTGTTCTGGGAGGAATTCCGCAAATGCCGGATTCTATATTTGCAACATCAAACAATATAGATTGTTTATTTGTAAATGTTGACGATAAGTTGAATGTTGAATTCCAATGCGTCAAGCCGTCAAAAACTCCAATTCTTATCACGCTTGAGGCTGTATTAGATGGGAAAACATATACGCGAGAAATGAATGTTTCTTGTGTTAGTATGTTTGGATGATGGAGGTGTAGTATATGTACAATTCTTATGCGAGGCTTCCATTTATCCCATATCGCATTCTAGAACATCTTGCACTTACAGATGAAAACATCTGGAAGATGATGAAATATAATGATTATAATGCTTTAAACAAGCCAAATTTATCCATGTCTGAAAAGCTGGATATGATTTGGAAGAATGGCAAGCAAGATTCTTTTAGTGTATTCTTTACCAATTTAGTAGAGGATGCTATAAGCGAATCTCGTGCCATTTTGAAGATATATGATTATTATGTTCACGCTTCAGACCTATATACGGGCACAGTTGTATATGCGTTCGACTTTTTATATGGTGGGCAAATGAGTCTTGTGGACTTAGATGGCATTCCTGTTAATCGCGGCGACGTATTTATCAATAGCCTTATGACTGCGTTGAATGGCGCAGAGGTCGATGGCATTGGCAAGATGACATTCTATAATGATATGTCTGCTTATGATAGCGCAAAGTCTATTTTGGCGAATAATAGGACGTTTAGTGGCGTTTCGGTTTATATTAGTGTTCTCGTCGGCGATACAGGAGAGGAAGAGGGTTGTGGCACTTAACCTTGACCTGTTGGCAAAAGCCTATTTTTATTGGGATGAGCCGGTTGATTATAAATTGAAAGATGGGAAATTTCTAAAAATATATCCAGTGCAACTATCCCAAAGCGAGGCTTTTTTATCGGCGTGTGATGTTTTGGCGATTGACAAAAATAGCACGTCCGACGTTCGTATCATTCAGATGTCGTACTTGGAATTTATTATAACCGCAGCGCAAGCAGATGCTCAAGTTGCAATGAAGTTAAATCTCATATTGTCATTGTGTCTACACATGGAAAAGCCATTGGTAGGCACAGATGAAAAAGGCCGGTACGTTATCTTTGACCGGTCTAACAGTTTGGTGATATACGCCAAACAATTTGAGGATATTCGGCGCATTATTATGTATCAGAATATCCTCCACTATGACGATTCGTATATCGACGCAGACTTAAAAAAGGCGATGCAAGAGACGGATGAGCTAAAAAATAAAAATATTGTTGTCCCTAGTGTTGAGAGAAAAATGGCGATTATTACATCTCATTGTGGATTATCGAAACTCGACCAATTAAAGATGACATATAGAGCGCATTGTGTCTTATTTGAAGAGGTTTGCGGCGAGGTGGAATTCACCACGGTTCGTCCAATCGCCTTGTATGGTGGTCAAAAAATTGACCATTGGATATATAAGGAAAAGAAAGGCCGTTTTGACGGCTACATTATGGAGGCCAGTACATACACTGGTAAATTTGGTGCTGATTATAATTCGTTGCCTGAGAATTATACTGAAGCAAATTCCAATGCTATGGAAAACCTATATTCACAATTTAGTAAATAGGAGGAAAGCAGTAAATGGCTGAAAAATATATTTATACTGCTGGCCCTGCGCGTGCTCTATTCTTCTACGGACAAACTCTAATCGGCGTGGTAACTTGGCCATCCTTATAATGTGAGTTGTAAGGACTTTGGGTTAAATGCTTTGAATCCCTAAAGCTCATACACCTAAACAGTAGCTAGAAATGGCAAGCTGAATGGTTGCGAAAGCAGAAAAAAGTTATGAGATATTCATATGGTCAAATCCTAAGTGAATGTAAATGGGTCTTTAGCAGGGAAATCCCTAAGTATGATATTGACATATCATTGTTTATATGTTATAATGTCATATATGGGAAACCCTCAACGACTATCCCTTTGCGAGGGAGTAGAGGTAAGTATCTCGAAAAATCCACTTCTTATTTCATATAAAAATGGTGTTATAAAATGTTGTTAGATAAGTATGTTGAAGTATCTGTAACTGCTAGAAATTTTAATCATTATAAAAATCTCGGATATAATATTCCTATGCAGTATGACGAAAAAACAAAATCGTATAAGATGATTGTTGGGTCGAAAATTTTAGTAAAATTTGAAGATATTCCAAAAAATTCTCACAAAGAGATAAAATATCAATGTGATGCTTGTGGCGGGATATTTGAAACTAAGGTTGCCGATTGGAACAAACGCAAAATTTCTGATGATGTAACGTATTGTAAAAATTGTGCAATTAAATTGTTATTACCTGAACGTCTTCTAGAAAAATATGGCGTCCGCAATGTCACTAAACTTCCATTTGTAATTGAGAAACAAAAGAAAACTAATCTCGATAAATATGGCGTCGAGTGGGCAGTTGCATCGGATGTTGTTCAAGAAAAACGAAAAAGTCTTTTTATGAAAAATACGGTGTTGATAATCCGATGAAAAATGCAGACGTCCAACAAAAGGCGAGGAATACAAATATAGAAAGATATGGCGGAGAAAGCCCGATGTGTTCTGAACAAGTAAGAGAAAAATCTAGAAATGCTTGTATGGAAAAATACGGAGTTCCAGTTTCTTCTCAATCCAAGGAAGTTCAGGTGAAAGCTAGAAAAACATTGAACAAAAATGGGACGACTCCGAGTTCAAAGACGGAATTGAAATTATATTCAATTCTGTGCGATATGTATGGAAAAGATAATTGCGTTCATAATTTCTCGGAAGAAAATCTTTCTCTTGATTGTCTCGTGGTTCTTGGCGATGTTAAAATAGATATTGAATATGATGGAATATATTGGCACAAAGAAAGAAAACAAAAAGACGCTGCTAGGAATGCAGTATTGATGAATTTAGGGTATAGAATCATTAGAATTAATGGCAACAATCAAGATATTCTTCCAACAGAACAACAAATTCAAGGTGCAGTTGATTATCTAATAAATGAAAATCACCATTTAACTTATATTGATATGAATAAATAAGAAGAACATATAGTCTTATCTTATGCGAAAGCATAAGCAGCTTATTAAGCGGTGCAAGATTAACGACCTTGCATGAAAATTTTATGGCAAGACACTTTCGGACACCACGTTCAATATGGATTTGTCTAGTGAGGACGTTCGCGGTGGCCCGGGCAATCTACTCTATGGGCGTTATTTCCATGATTCCAGTATGAATATTGACATAACAGATGTCATGTTCAATATTAATTATGTTGCCGCTTCTCTTGGTGTTAATGTCGAGCGGGGTGGCCTGTCTCTTTACGAGTCTGCAAAGGCTGGTGAAGAGATCAAAACAGATGGCCAGATTACACTAGCGAATCAAGCCGTCGCATTTGAGGGTTCTATTGTTGGTTGGTATAAAAAGCCAGCCGATGCGAACTGGTCTATTGGCACAATTTCTGGTGGCGTTATGACGATTCCGGGCGCAAAGACCGGTGAATCTTATTGCGTTAAGTATTTCTATCAAAATCCAGACGCCAAGCAGATTACTATTAAGGCGCAGTATGTTCCAAAGGTTCTTCACCTTGTTCTACTGAACGACCTTTATTCTGGCGACGTTGCAAATGTTGCATCTTCTAGCTCAAAGTATGGCCGTCTAATTACGGACGTACCACAATATCAATTATCTGGCACACAAGATATTGCATGGTCTGCAACTTCTACAGCTACCATTAGTCTTAGCGGCTCCGCTCTTGCCTATGAGAGTGGCGAGTCCTGCGAGGAAGACCCAGTCTATGGCACTATGACGCAGGAAATTTTCGGCGCTAAGTGGCAGGACGATGTTGTTGCACTCGCCGTCGAGAATGGTAATGTTGAGATTAATCAGAGCGAGCAGGAGCAGATTATTGTTCGTGCTGTCTTTGGTGGCAATGTTGCGTCTAAGGTCTACGATAATAGCAACTTTACGTTTGCTGTTGAGCCAAAGCCAGCTGCTACGGCTACTGGCGTCACTATTGGCGCTGATGGCATCGTCAAGGCTGGGCAAGTCGAGGGTGAAGCGCTAATTTCTGTTAATCTGACTGGCTATACAGCTTCTGTTGAGCCAGCATATGTCCGCGTTACTGTCGGGGGCTAATATATATAAATGGGGAAGAATTTGATTATTTCGATTCTTCCCCATTTTTTAGATTGGAGGAAACCCCGATAATGTGCGAATATGTCAATTTAAATATTTGCTCTATTACAAATGAGGCGTGTCCTTTTATGGAATGGTGTACAAAGGTAAAACGATGGAAGCCACTAAAATCCATGCCAGATAAATGCAAGGTGGCGGAACGTCAGGAAGTTCCAAAGGGCTATTATAGAGTATTGTTTGAGCAGAGCCATTGTTTGTATATTGATATGCCCGAAATAAATCAAACAATTGCCGTTAAAAACCCATTTGATGACGTGCCGAAATTTGTTAAGACTACGAAGCTGAAAAGTGGGGAATGGCGCTTGAGAAAGTGAGGGCTATTATGGCCGATGAGAAAGACGTTGACGTCCTATATGGGAAGATTAACAAACTTGACGTTCGCGTTACGAAATTAGAATCAACTAGACCATATTTGGAAGAAATGATTGAAAGAGACATTAAGAGTAATGAACGTCTTGCAGGGACATTGCAAGAGGTTCAGATGTCGATGACAAAAATGAATACCAAGATGGATGAAAATGCCAAAGCCCTCGAAGAAATGCGTGAACAGTTTGCTGAAGCCAATAAGGCGACGACTGAGCGTATCGAAAAAATCGACAAAGATACGACGGCCAATATTAAGGCGGTATCGCAAAAAGTCGATGGGCTTGAGGATAAGACAAAATTTGACATTCTTGATTATATCAAAAAGAATTGGCCACTAATTCTGATTCTTTTGGGAATTGGCGGAGTGGCTGTTAGTTCTTTTTTTAAGGTATAATTGTGGCGAAATTGAAAGGAAATTAAAAGGAAATGAATACACTAGATTCTAACGATATGAAGTATCTGGAAAAGTATGACATTGGTGTGTATGAATATTTGTCATATGCTCAAGTTCAAGCTATTGCAGAAGCGGTGACAAAGTTTGATTCTTGGGCTGATAGAGCACAATGTTATGATATGCTGATGATGCTATTCGTTACTGATATTGGCAAAGAAGAGCTTGAAAAGCATACGCATGAAGAGTTACTTCGTTGCGGTATGATTGATGCTGTTAAGCATGAGATTCATAATTTGCATGATATTGATGAGGCGATTAAATATATGGAGTCTCTTAGTACAGTTGCTATGTCGCTTATTCGTGAATATCAGAAGAATCCAGATATGTTGAAGAATCTAATTAAGGAGTAATCCTTATGGCCGAAAAAATCACGAATGACGAGCAGTTATTAAAAGCACTCCAACCGGCGTTTCAAAAGGCTTGTCATTATGTGGCCGAAAAGATTTACGAAACAAACAGAGAAATAGTCCAAAAGGTAGTGTATCAAGCTGGCAACCCTGTAGAATATGAACGCACAGGTGAATTTTTAGACGCATGGGCTGTTACCAAGGAAAAATTTAATAAGAGCAAATACGCTTATTCTAAATTCTACTACAGACCGTCCGCTATGACGACTGGTTCCCCAAATTATGGCGACCCAGACTATGCACAGCACGTAGGCGTTTGGGGCGATTACTATGGTAAAGCGTCTAAGGAATATTTAGCTGAAATTATTTACGAGGGTATGGCTGGCTCCATATTTGGAAGTGGCTATTGGACTAAAAAAAGAGATGCTTGGGATGCTTTGATTAAAGAGATTGATAAATGGGCGATTCGTAGCTGGTTTGAAGAAGCTATGGAAGCTCAGGGCGTTAAATTGCATCGTCATAGAACTACAAGCATTAAATTCATTGAGGATTAACAATATGATATATTGTGGGATTGACGCAAGTACGTCTTGTACGGGGTGGTCGATATTCGACGAAGATTCTCTTATTGCACATGGAGCAATTCATCCTAAAGAATCTGCTGAATGGCGAGATAGAGTCATGCAGGAATGCATGGAATTATCCAGAATCTTTAAGGAATATCGACCACAAATCCTATTTGCAGAAGATGTGCCGAACAAGCCCGGACATCTTACCATGCAAAAATTAGGAGTTATGCAAGGCGTGTTACTATCTTTGTGCGCCGCATATCATATTAAGCCATATTTTTTATTGCCGTCTAATTGGCGACGAGATATGGAATTATTTGATGGTACGCGTGGCGGTATGCACAGAGACGTATTGAAAGAAAAAGCCATACTGATGGCGAATGATATTTTTGGATTGAATCTGTTATGGAATGGAGCAAAAAGCAAGAAAACCGAGGATGATGAGGCCGAGGCGATTCTTATTGCTTATTCGCAGATTCGCAAATCACACAAAAAGGAGTGTGATGGATAATGGCTAGTAGTGGTGGATATAGTATTTATGTAGATGCAGAACTTAACTTAGATAAGTTAAAGAAGGATTTACAGACAAAAGGATTAAAACTGCCTCTTACTGTCGATAATTCCGGTGCGAAGAAGGCATCTAAAACATTAGAAGATATATCCAATAAAATGGAGGATGCAAATAGCCAAGTTTCACAATTTGGACTAACATGGCAAGAGGCATCGTCTATTATGAGTAAGTGCGTCGACATTATTGAGAAAATGACCGACCAAGTATTTGAACTTGATACGTCATTAACAGAGTTAATATAAGCTCGCTTTCATTGTAAAATGAATGAATAATAATCTATTGAATTGCTGGAAACCCCTTAGAGCTATACAAACTACAACATAAGTATGAAATAAAACTAGGTGTGAGAGTTTGAAAATTGTATAGATTGGGCAATCAGCAGCCAAGCCTTGAATAGAGGAAGGTTCAACGACTATCCCGCAAGGGAGTACACTGCAAGCGATTGGCGGTGGAAGTGGTAGACATCCAAGATTTGGATGAAGATATAGTCTGAACTCATATAGAAATATATGGAAATGTGTGGGAGTAGCGTCCTTTTAATAATGGGATTAAATTAGTTAGAATTCCTTATTGGGATTATAAAAATATTGAAAATATATTATCATCATTATTACACTAAAACATACTTGTTAAGAAGGTCTCCGACTTGTCGGGAAGCGCCTTAGATTTATATGTCGATAAACTTTCTGATATGGGAAAAGAAGTTGCTAGAACCGGTAAACCAAATCGGTCTGAGCCGGTATGTTGTGATGGTAAAGCAGCATAGAGAACGTCCCCTAAACCCTTGAAATCCTAAAGCCTTATCAGCTACAACATAAGGATGAGATATGCTTACGTGTGAATGCAAGAAATTATAAAAATGATAAGGATTGCATATGGCGGAAACGCCTAAGTGCTGTAACAATGGAAGATTGGGCGCGAAGTCTTGATGAGAGATGTGTCAACAGAATATACGGGGTGGCCCTCCAACAATATAGGGTAAAGAATTATTCGGGCGGTATTTGAAAAAATATCGGATTATTGTATTGACAAATTACGAGATGTGTGCTATGGTTGTCTCATCAAATGAATGGAGGCAATAAATATGGGCAAGATGATGTTGATATTCGTAGCGGCTCTTATCTCTATTGATTATTTGAATAGTGGAATTCTAGGCACTATTTTTTATATTTGGGGGCTTATTGAAGCATATAAAGTGCTTATTAGGCCGTTAATTCAGATTGCAAAAAAGCCGAAAAATAGTGATATTGATAATTATTTATATCATTGGAATAAGGCACAAAATGACATGGAAAAAGAATATGGTACTATTGATTGGCAGAATAGCCACAAAAAATAATTTGTTGATATAATAATAATTTATGGCCGTCAGAGATGGTTGATGCGGCGACTTAACGGAATAGGTCGATTATGTAGAAATACATATAGAGAACGGGGTGAATTGCCGGAAACTCCTTAGAGCCTTTAACACCAAAGTGTAACAGAGTAAGGGATTGGACAATCGGCAGCCGAGCCAATATTGATTTATTGGAAGGTTCAACGACTAGGATTGAAATAATATCCGTAGACTTCAAGTGAAGTCGAAGTGCTCCGCAACCGCACAGGTTGAAGATATAGTCTAAACTTATATGAAAGTATAAGAGGTATTTATGATTAGGAAGAAAAAAGAAGCAGAAGTGCGCCAATGGTGTTCCGAAAATGGATTTGAACCATTGTCAATAAAAGGAGACTATTATAAAAACGGAAAATCCGTTATAAAGATTTCATTGAAATGCGAAAAATGTGGGACTAGATACGATAGAGATTGGAATAACTTAAAAAAGCAAAAATTCCCACATTGTTGTACTTCTTGCGCACACACAGAGATTCAAAATGAACGCAGGCTGAACGCGCAAAAGGTAGTTGATTTGTTTGCGAAGTACGGTTATAAAGTATTGACTCCAACAGACAGAATCAAGCCTGTAGGAAAGAGAAATCTTTATAATTTTGCAAAAGTAGATATTGAAGATAGGTTTGGTGTTGTGAGAAACATATGCTGGAATACTTTTCAGTCAAAATTGCAATATTACATTGACTTAAACGAAGGTGGTCATTGTTCTGCTGAGCTGACGAAGCCTAGTTCTTTAGAGCAAAAAGTAATTGATTTTTTGGACGAGAATGAGATTCCATATAAGCGAGAATTTAAGTTTTCCGGATGTAGGAATAAATGTATGTTGCGCTTTGACTTTTGTTTATTTTATGATACAGAGAACAGAATTTTAATTGAGGTTGATGGTGAGCGGCACTATAAATCTTTATTTAAGGATTTGCAACATAATGATGAAATAAAAAATTATTATTGCACAACTAATAATATTCCATTGCTTAGAATCCCATATTGGGAATTTAAGACAGACGATTACAAAAAGTCTATTCAAAATTTTATAAATACCAATAAAGTGTAACGAGCTTTATAAATAATATTGATTTTCCGCAAAAATAGTTTCAACGATGAAGATTCTGCTAATTTAGCAAAAATTGCGGTTATGTTTACCAATGTAGCCGATGAAGAAATATCAGCTGCTGATAGTGCAGGCTTCATCATTTCTCAGATGAAAGCATTTGGTATTGAAGCCGAAAATGCAATACATATAATCGACTCTATCAATGCCGTTTCAAACAACTATGCTGTTTCATCTGGGGATTTAGCTAATAGCATTGGCAATATGTCGGCGGCTTTGGCTGTTGGCAACAATTCATTTGAAGAATCTCTTGCGCTCCTCGCGAGTGGGACTGAGGTGACTCGAAACGCAAACAAAGTCTCTCGTGGACTTGTGAGTGTGCAGAGTCGCTTAAACCAAATTGTCGATGAAGGTTCCGATGTTGGTCAAAAATTGACTGATTGGTATAAAGAGCATGATATTGCCATCAAAGACCAAGATGGGCAATTAAGAAGTCTATATGATGTTCTTAAAGATGTTGCTGGAATTTGGCCGACATTGACTAAGAACGAGCAAGCGTATTATCTTAATCAGCAAGCGGGTAGATTTATGCCCCAAATCAAGGCGTATATGCGGGGAATTGCTTAGAGCCTTAGTTACTTGGAAGGGTAATGACCAACCAATAGTAAAAACACTAAGGATTGTTTAATCCGCAGGGAATTGTTCTTAATAGAGCTTGCCCTCAACGACTATCCCAAAAACGTGGCGAGGTGAGACGCTCGCAATAGGAGTACGGCCCAAGTGGGTGGGTGAAAATCCCTTAAATGGAAGTGCCTTGACATTGAGAAATCAATGGAGATATAGTCTGAACATTATGGGAAATCCATAAGAAAGAAAGTTTTATTAAATTAAAAAATGGAATAATCGAGAGATATTGATAGAGGTGGACGGGCAACAGCATTTTTATGTTGGTGGATGGACAGATGTGGATAAACTGCAATACAATCAAAAAACAGACAAGATAAAAGATGACTATTGTAAACTAAATTGGTATGAACTTGTACGCATTCCACATTGGATATATCGACACACGACACATAAAGATATATTAAATAAAACTTTCTTTGGCTAGAGTAACGACCTAGCTTAACAAACTGTCGAATCAATCTCAGAATCTAGCGGCCATTTTATCGAATTTCAAGACGGCAACGTATGCGACAACGACTGCGCTTGAATCTGCTGGTTCTGCTGAACAAGAGAATCAACGTTATCTTGAATCGTTAAATGCTTCAGTTCAACAGTTGAAAGCGACATTCCAAGATTTTGCTAATAATGTAATTAACAAAGATTTGGTACAAAATGCGCTGAAATTCCTAAATGCTATTCTAGAAGGATTAAGTAGTGGTGTTTGGACAACAATAACGCAGATTGGGTTACTTGCTGGCGTTTTAACGGGCGTGATTAGTATTGGTGGAACTGTTGGAAGTAAACTAATCGGGATGATTGGCGGTATGGGGGCATTTGGCACCGCTACTGCCGCCGCAACTGTGACAACTACAGGATTCGCCGCTTCATTAAAAGCCGCTGCGGCCGCTGCGGGGCCGTATGCTGCTGTTGCCGCTATTGTTGCAACAGTTGGTTATAAAGTCGTAAAATGGCTATTAAATCAGCGAGAAACATTAGAATCTGTCACTGAAGAGTTAGATAAAAATAATAGTGAGTTAGAAGCTAATAAAAATAGGCTTCATGAACTATATCAAACTTCGTGGTATGATAGAACACCTGAGATTTCAGAGGAAATTGCAGCTCTCGAAGAAGAAAATAAAGAGTTGCAAGACCAAATAGACAAATTACAAGAACGTAAAAAAATTCTTGAGGGAGAAAAAGAACCCGGGAAGTCGCCTAAATATATTAGCGGTGGAACTGTAACAGAAACAACTTCTGGTGGCTTTGCGCACACATATACTCTTCAATCGTGGCAAGAATATCTTGAGGGGATCAAAGATGCTCCGGGATATGCGGGAAAAACGCTTCGAGAGATAGAGGATATGCTTGTAGATTCTGGTTCTACTATTATCTACGAAGCAGATAACACTATTACTCAACTTCAAGAAAAGCTATCTAGAGGAGTTAGACCATCAAGTGATGAACTTGTAATGTACAATAATTTAATGTCTGAACTTGGTTCTTTTAGAGACGAAGATGGGATTATTCATTTTACGGAATTAAATTATTCTGCTGTACAATATGTTAGTTCATTGCTTGATTTGCAAGATGCGTATGAAGCAACAGCCGCAAAAGCCCGTACATATGCAGAGCAAGTAGCTTACACTAAGTCTAAAGATGCTCAAAATCAAGCGATTCTTAATGATGCCGTAGCTCAAGGTTTGACAACGCAATCAGAATATAACAACATGATTAAGGTTTATACTGATTATGGAATGTCATATTCCGATGCGTTGGCTGCTGTTGCAAAGCGATTTAAGGATGCAATTAGTGCTCTTGGGAATCTAAATAATGTTAGCGACCTAGCAAATGAAACCATTCAAGACTTAATCAAAGAGCTAACTAATGCTCAGACCGCCTATAATTTTTTCACAGAAGATGGCAATCTAAGCATTGATACTCTAGTAGATATTCGTGATGCATTTTCCGATGTTTCTGGTATTGACACATATATTGACCGCCTAGGCGCAGCTGGCAATACCGCTGATGATGTCCGCGAGATTCTTGGCCAATTAGTAGAAGCTAAAGTTAAAGCGACATTCTCGACTGAGCAATTAGCCGGTTCTGAAGCAACCGTAGTAGCCAAGATGCTTGATGAGGCCGGTGTCGCCAATTCGCTTGAAGTTGCTACGCGCCTAATTACTGAGGCGAAGTATGATTTAGCAAGTCAGAATATTGCGACAGATGGTACGATTGAGGATGCAATTAAACTCCTTAGTGCAGAAAAAAATGTATCTGAAGATGTTAGAATTGCATTTGTTAATCTTGTAGCTCAAGAGAAAATTTTCAACAATTCTACACTTGATGTTTCTCAAAAGCGGCAAGCGCTTATGGAACTTTATACAGCTGCCAATATGGTAAATGGTGCGTTGTCGTTTAATGCGGCATATGGCACGTTTGCTAATAATTATATTGCTGCTGTTGGGGATGCCACAGAAGAAGAAATTCTTAATGCATTTAATCAATATTCTATTGATAAATACACACAACAGATTATAGATGCAACCAAAGATGTCACATTTAAAGATAAAGATAAGAGTGGTACATCTGGTGGTGGCGGCTCGTCTAAATCTACAGAGGACACCAAGCTAACGGCGCTCAAAGAATCTGTTGAACTTCGCAAGTCTGAGCTTGACCTTATGGACGCTCAAGGCGCATCTGATACATCTCGGATTGAGAAAATCCGTGAAATTATTAAAGCTCTACAGAACCAGATTGATTATATGAAGAAATCTGGTGCAAGTCAAGCCGATATTAACGCGCTTATCAAAGAGCAGCTCAGTTATGAAGATAAAATCAAGGATATTTATAATGAAATAATTGAGGCTCAAAAGGAAGCGTTGGAGACGCGGCGCGATAATCTCAAGTCTGCGTTTAGCACTATTACTGATATGGCGCAAGACGAGCTTGATAAAATCGAAGAGCTTGAAGATGAAATCAATAAGAAATATGATGATAAACTAGACGCTCTTGAAGATGCGAATGATGCACTTGAAGACCAGATTCAGCTTGAAGAAAAATTAGAAGCATTGGCCAAGGCTAAGACCACTAAAAAAATGGTTTATAGCAATGGCCAATTTGTCTATATGGATGACATTGACTCGATTTCTGCGGCTCAAAGTGAACTTGATACACTAAATCGTGAGCGCGAGCAAGAGCAACAAAAAGCAGAGATTGAGGCTCAACGCAAGCAAGAGCTTATTGATAATCGCATAGAAGAGCGCAAAAAAGAATGGCAAGATTATATTGATACATGGGGTTCTATTGTCGATAATTACGAGAAGCAGCAAGATAAGTTGCTTGCATCACAGATTTTCGGTATTAACCTAGAAGAACAAAATTGGCAGAAACGAATTGACAACGCCAAAAAGTTTGCAGACGAATATGCTAACATCATGAGTCAGATTAGCATGATTGAAAACATTCAATCTGCGGCGTCTGCTAGTGGTGGCTTGACTGTTGACCCAAGCATTGATTATTCGGCCAAGATGCTACAAGCAAAGAGCGAGGATGAATTCTTGTATTGGTCTGCGTATCGTGATGCGAAGATTCAGCAAACAGGTTCGGAGTCTAAGATTACTAGCGGCAAAATTCGCAGTAATGAGCAATTGTATAATGATTGGAAGAAAGCTCAAGGCTACGCCGTTGGCACATATTCTTCCAAGTCTGGTTTGGCTATGCTTGGAGAAAATGGCCCAGAGCTTGGCGTCCTCAAGGGCGGCACTGGCATTCTTCCTGCCGACATTACCAAAAATCTATGGGCGTGGGGAAGTACGACGCCAGCCCAGATGATGTACGCACTAGATTCTGTGTCTGGGCAAAATTCTGGCGGTGTAAACATGAACAATGTTGTGCTTGAATTCCCGAATGTTCGGGATGGTAACGACGCAAAAGATTTTGTAACTAATGTGGTCAATCTTGCTTATCAAAAGGCATATAAGAGGGCATAAAATACTGCCCTCTTATAAAGATATATAGTATGAAAGGGGTTGATGCGTATGGGTCAAGCAGACGAATTTCTTAACGCCATAGATGTCATTGTAGATAAAAAACTGGCCGAAACATCAACTCGGGTTTATTCTGGTAGATGTGTGTCGGTCGACAGTGCGGCTAAGTGTACTGTAGCTATGAATGGCCGGAATAATTCTGTACAGTATTATGGTCAACAGCCGCTTATAGGTGCTACATATCGTGTAGTAGTGCCAGCTGGTAATATGTCTAATGCGTATATTATCGTGGCGAATCCAAGCCCATATATCGCCTCTAAGACGGCCCCTAGTGATACTGGCGCGCTATGGATTGATACCAATTATAACCAGATGAAATATTATAATGGAACCGCATGGGTTTCATGTTAAAGGAGGGGCATAATATATGGCTTTAACCACTCCTAGTTTACTTACGGTTGATGCGTTTGATGCATCGGTCGTATATGATTCACAATCTATTGGTGGCGTAGAAGTAGGCGGCAAGGCGTTTAGATTCAATGTTCGTGGTGGCGACCAAGTAGTAGCCAATACACTGACAATTCTAAACAATGTTACCCTGCAACAGGCGTATTCGGCCACTCAGCAGACATATGCTTTCCAGCATATTCTTCCTGTCAACACACTGGCAAACGGCTCGTATTATCAAGCTACATTGGCTACAAAGAATGCGGCTGGTGATACATCCGCTTCATCTAGTGCAATTCAGTTTTATTGTTATGCTACGCCAAGCGTAGAATTTACGAACTTGCCAAGTCCGGCTTTAATTCAGAACAGCAGTTATACATTTGAGGTTGCATATACAAAGACTGGAATGGACGCTGTTGATACGCTTAACGAGTATGCTTTTAATCTATACAATCAGAGCGGAACTTTGGTATCTACTAGTGGAACGTTGTATGATTCATCCGGCTCGATTCCTCTGCGGCTAAGCTATACATTTACTGGCTTTGAGGACAATTCACAGTACACAATTCAAATGGTTGGTCGTACAACACATGGTATGCGCGTATCTACTGCTCTTGTGGCATTCAATGTAAGATATAGTCGCCCATCCGCTTATTCATATTTAGTCTTGACAAATAACTGCCAAGATGGTAATATTACAGTACAGTCAAACGTAACGAGTATTAAAGGCGAGTCTAATCCAAGTCCTCCTGTATACATTGATGATAAAGAAGTCGATTTACGCGGTGATGGCTCGTGGGTTAAATGGGCTGATGGATATGTTGTTACTAATGATTGGACGACGCGCGTGTGGGGGCGGCAATTTACATCCGATGCTGATATTTTCCAATTCAGCAATACATCTGGGGATATTGTCAAAATTATTTACCATGAGGGGCAATATGACGTAGAGGATGCCGCTACGAAGGATATGGCTTGGATGGAATTAAATGCAATCAATAGTGGCCTAGATATTGGTTACACTATTTTTAGTAATGCTATTGGCAAGCCAGACAATACAGAGCAGATATTTACATGGATTCGTCGAATCAATAATTTGTATGATTTGAAGATTGAGAATAGAGGTGTGCAAGCGTGATAGGACTTTTAGGGTATTCATTCTTAGGCGATATTAACGCGGCAGACCCATTTCCAAGCAATGTTGTAGGAATTACGGAGACGACGATAAAGAACGGTATTTTTGACCATGTAGATATTAGTAAAAATACGACGTTTGATTACACGTCTGAAATTCCTGAAGGATGGGATTTTGATACGATTCTTGACGCGAATCTTGATGGCAATATCAATGGTGGCAACGTCGACGAGATTATTGGCGGCATTACATTGGTAAAAATCAAGCGCCGTGCCAAGGGCGATTTTGACTGGACGACCATTAAAGAAGTGTCTGTTTCTAGCGCTCTTGATTTGTCATTTGTGTTTACTGATAATCTTAACCTAAATGACACGCAATACGAATACGCATGGGTTCCGGTTATCGGCGATGTTGAAGGTGACTATATTACAAATGAAGTTTACTCTACGTTCCGTGGCGTATTTATTTGTGATGTTGATACGGTCTATAAATTCTTTTCTGGTGTTAAGTATGGCACGACTAATATAGTTCAGCAAGTAGGCGTATTTACGCCTTATGGCCGTCAATATCCAGTCGTCGTGAGCAATGGACTCGTTAATTATAGTACTGGCAGTATGAGTGGAAAGATTTTGCCTGATGGATATGAAGAGGGCAAAAATCATGACCTCAATTCGTCTATGATGACGGCTAAATCTAAGCTGCTCATGAATTTCTTGACGAATAAAAAGCCAAAGATTGTAAAAGATTATCTGAATAATTCTTGGCTTTGCTTCATCACTGGCAATCCATCGCTATCTTATGATAACTACGGCCTTGGTATGATGGACGCTTCGTTCAACTGGACAGAAATTGGCGATGTTCATAGCCGCACCGATTTGTATAATGCTGGGTTGATTCCTTCGGAGGATTGATGATATGGCTATCAATATTTCCAATGAAGATTATAAGGTAATTAAACAGCAATATATTGTTAAATATCTACGGCTAAACATTCTTGATTTCAAGTTCAACGTCGTCAATGAGCTATCTGGCCGATTGACAGGTTGCAATATACAGTGCAATGCCGATAGCGATATTCGGCGCACCTGCTCTGTTGATATGGTTGTAACCGACACATCGCTTGATATTCAGCCCGGAGGCCAGATTTTCCTTGATAAATATTGCCAGCCATATGTTGGCTATGAGGATATTTATACTGGTGAGATTCAATGGTACAATCAAGGAATCTATATGATTAACCAACCATCATTCCAGTATTCTGCAACGACGCATACGTTGTCTTTTAGCGGCATTGACCTTATGGGCAAGATGACGGGCGTAAGGAATGGCAATCTTGAGGGATTGCCCACAGTTATTCCACAAGGCTCGAATGTGCGCGAAGCAATGATTGCTACAATTGGATTGGCTGGTTTTAATAATTACATTATAGAAGAATGTAAATTAAATGATGGCACAATTCAGCCAGTTCCTTATGATATTGAGATTCAACAGGGCGGCACTGTATATAATATCCTCACTGAATTGCGTGATATTATGCCGAACTATCAGATTTATTTTGATGTGAATGGCGTATTTCATTATGAGCCAATTCCTGATGGAAAAGACGACCCGATTTTGATTGATGATGATTTGTGGCCTAGTGTGCTGATTCAAGAAAATGTATCAACGGATTTTGAATCAGTAAAGAACTACGTTGAGGTATATGGCAAAAGTCATGATGTTGACCATTATCCGTCAGAAATTTCCGTCAGTGGCTCAGATATAACATTGACCATCGCGTCATTACCGACTTCGATTGATAAATATACCATGATTGGATTTACTACGCCAGAGGGGAATGCTATTAGCGGTAATATTACAATCAAAGTAAATTCGATTGATGCCATTGCGCTTGTAGATAGTTCTGGAAAGCAAATTCAGTCGCTAGATGCCAATACATATTATGTGGCATATTATCAACCGGCAGAGGATAACGTAGCTGCTACATGGCTATTTTTAGGACATCAACAGGCGACTGCAATCTCATGGGACGATAATCCAGATAGCCCATTTTATGTGAATGGTCCAGTTGGACAGATTCGTATCGTGTTATATGGCGGTGATTATGATAACATCATGTCCGATGAACTGGCCAAGCAACGTGCAGACATTGAGGTTTACTGGCGATGTCGATTGAATGATAGTATCTCGCTATCTTGTGTGCCAATTCCATGGATGGATGTTAATATCGTTATGAACCATGCAATGCGAGGTCATACAGAACAGGGTAAATATATTATTAAATCATATAGCGTAGATTATGGTAGCGAGACTGGCCAGATGACCATCAATGCTATTACATTCTATGAATATTATAAATAGGGGGGGCGTGTAAATGCCTACTACTTATCCGGGAAGCATTCAGCGCTTCCCGACAATGGAGAACATTACTGCGGCTGATTTGGCGCTCGTCAAGCAATATCATGATGCGATTGATGCTGGCGATGCGACATTAGCACAGCAGATTTATAATTCCATTGAAAACGCAGATGCTAAATTCTTGACATCTGAGCTGTTCAATACAATGGCTGATACTGTGGTAGCAGTTCAGACAAGGATGAAAAATGAATATACTCCTGCATATATTTTATCTACGACGCAGCCGACAAGCCAGAGCAATGGTGATTATTGGTTTGAGATTACGGCCGTAGAGAATGGGGGTTGATGGCGATGTTTCAAGATATACATCTAGAAGATTCTAACCATCGGCTCCAATTTAGAAAGTATATGGAAGATGGAGATTATGCCTCGGCGGCTTCTGTGTTGCAGATTGCGGCATTAAAGCAAAAGACGCTGACGGCAGAGTATATCAATAAAATCACGGGGCTGATTGAGCAAATTGAAGAATTAGACGACCCGGATTTTATGGCCAAGTTGATTATTTGTTCATTGGAGCCGCCCGCCGATATTAAATCCGGCGATGTTTGGTTCCAGAAATTTGTGCTATATATTTGGTCGCAAGTTAATGCGCTAAACTATACGTGGCAGACGATGAATAATAAGGCGCTTGGTTGGGATGAAATAAATAGAGGAGGTTGGTGATATGGCGGTAACTCCATTTGAACTAACTGAGGCTTTTACAATGGAAAATTTCAATCTGCGCATTCAGCAGATGAATGATTCCATTACGGAGGCTGGTGGCTTTGTCGCACAAAGCACAGCACCTACTAATACTGGCAAATTGTGGATTGACACTGGCAATGCAAATGTCATGAAATTTTATGATAAGGCCACATCCACATGGAAGCCAATTACGGCGGCATGGGGGTAATTAGGGTATGTTAACTGCTCAACAAATGAAGGAGCTTAAAGCTCTGGTTAAGGCAGAAGTTCTACGCCGCAATGCAAGTGCCGGTTCGCTTTCTTCTTATGGCTCAGAAGAATGGGATTTTGATGTCGAGCCAACAAAAGGAAATATTACACTTGCATCACAAGGTAAAAAAGTCCTAGAGCCACTACTCGCTATTTCTGATTGGGAAAGCGAGAAATATGGAATCGCGCACCATGCTGTTGGCGTACCACAAGCGGGCGGCATTTATCCACCTGATTTTTCATATGAAGCCGGTATTTTTACATGGGTAAATAAACTCAGAGAAGAAACTATGACTGGTAGCTATAGCTCGTGTAGAACGCAATGTAGTGGATTATGCTCTGGTACTTGCGGAGATACGTCGTCTCAAGGAAGTACATATTGGGGGTGTTTGAATTCGTGTGGTGGTGGGTGTGCTACTGGATGTACGAACCATTGCTCCGGAGGGTGCGGCCTTGCTTGTGATTATGCTTGTTCTAGCGTGTGTTTTAATACTTGCGATGACCAATGCACAGGATATTGCACAGGAACGTCTGGGCCGGGAACTAGTCAATGTACAGGTAGTTGTTCTACTGTTTGTACAGGCGGGTGCTCTGGAAGTTGTTCTGGAACGTGTCAATCTGCTTGCGGTGGTGCTTGTGCTTATAGTTGTTCTGCTGCTTGCGGAGGGTGCAGCTCAGGCTGTACAGCTACTTGTGGCGGGTGCTCTGGAAGTTGTGGAGCTGGGTGTTCAACTGGGTGTTCTGGACAATGTCAAGATGCTTGTTCTGCTGGTTGCACCAATGCTTGCAAAGGAAACTGTGGTTTTAGTTGTGGCGGTCAATGTTGGAAAACTTGTACGGCTGGTTGCTGGGGAACTGCTCAGTAATATATAAAGGAAATTGAAAGGAAAATAAAGCGGAAATGAAAACAATCGAAATTACTGTTGATAATCAGCAGATGGTCGAACTTCTCGAATCTCTTACTCTTGAAACAGAATCTCGTAGAGATGTAATTTCTTTTATGTTGTCGAATGATATGATGACGACAAGTTCTGAATCGTTTAAGAAGTATCATGATGAATACCAGAAGTTTTACAAGCAGTATGATATTGCAAAGCAGGAATTTCAGAAGATTTATGTCGACGTTATTCCAAATGCGGTTCATTGGTCGCTGAATTTTAACGAATCTCTGCTTACTGTGACAGTCGATGAAAAAAACTGAAGAATACGGGAATACGATTGCTCGGCTATTCCCACATCAAATTGTAGAAACGGCAGGGAATAGCCCGATGCATCATGCTGTCAAAACTGTTACAATCCAAACAAATGATAGCTGCCCATTATCTTGTGTCTACTGCTACCAGATTAACAAAGGGAATCATATCATTCCAATCGAGATAGCTAAGGCATTCATCGATAAGTTGCTAACAAATCAATATGCCGAATATATCGACGTTAATGATACAGATGGTATTATCCTTGAATTTATTGGTGGCGAGCCGCTAGTGGCAATCGACATTATTGATGAAATTACAGATTATTTCATTAAGCAGATGATTCTTATGAATCATAAGTGGCTACCTCGATTCCGTCTTAGTATGATTAGTAATGGCGTATTATATTTCGAGCCAAAAGTGCAAGAATATCTGCGAAAGAATGCGGCGCATTTGAGTTTTGGCATTAGTATTGATGGCAATAAGGAACTGCATGATGCTTGTCGTGTATTTCCTGATGGTTCTGGTAGCTATGATATGGCTATGGCCGCAGTTCGTCATTTTAGGGAGCATTTTACTGATAAAATTGGCTCCAAGATGACATTGTGCCCAGCTAATATCATGTACACTTATGACGCTGTGGTGTCGCTAATTGAGAACGGCTATGATGAAATAAATCTTAATTGTGTTTATGAAGAGGGCTGGACTGACGATGATGCGAAAATTATGTACCAGCAGCTCAAGAAGTTGGCCGATTATATCTTTGAGCATGACCTATGGGATAAAGTATATTTGTCCATCTTTGAGCAATCTATGTTCCATCCATTGAGCGAATCGGACAATACGAACTACTGCGGCGGCAATGGCGCAATGCTTGCTATCGACTGGAAGGGCGATATGTATCCTTGCATTCGATATATGGAATCTAGTGTCGGTGATGATGTCGAACCGATGATTATTGGCAATGTGTATGATGGTATCATGAAAACGCAGAAGCAGTGTGATTGCGTACACTGTCTGTGGTCGATTACACGCCGTTCACAAAGTACAGACGAATGCTGGAATTGCCCGATTGCGTCTGGGTGTGGGGCTTGTACTGCATATAATTATCAGCATTTTGGTGATGCAAATCATCGTGCGACATATATTTGCTGTACACATAAGGCACGTGCGTTGGTCAATGCGTATTATTGGAATAAAGGCTTTAAGCTAAATAACGAGATGAAGCGATTTCATCTTTATCTGCCAGATGATGATGCATTAAAGATTATTGATAAAGATGAGCTTGCAATGCTAAAATCTCTGGAAACTTAAAATGCGGAGGTGATGCTTATGGGAATAACATATAGTATTACGATGCACCAAAATAATGGCACGGATTATGACACACTTAATCCAGCCACTACTAGCACACAGGTCATGGCAAGCTCTACGATTGTTAATGAGCTTGGCATACCTGCTGGAAGTAGTATTGATGCGGCAATTTCTGGGGTTGTGCGAGCGCCCGTCATTTGCACATTTACTACTGCGGGATGGACTGCAAACGGAACAAATACTTGGACACAAACGGTGAATTGTGCTGGATTGCTTGCCACTGACGATTATAGAACTCGAGTTGTGCCGGTTGGCAATGCGACTAGTTCTGATGAACAAGCGCAGACGGATGCCGCATATATGATGGTCAATAGGTTCTCGTGTGATGCAGATGGTAAACTAACTGCTCGCGTATATGCTACGGCAAAGCCAGCAGTAGATTTCCAAGTTGCAGTGGTGATTTGTAGATGAGCGAATTATCACGTTGGGGCGTTGGCTGTGACTGCTTGGGCAGCGGAATTATTGGTGGTAATAAAGAAAAAAAATATATTATCACGAACTTAATTGGTGAAATTGGCAACTTTGAACGTGGTACATATCAATCTGCTACCGGAATTGCTTATAGTACTCGTCATAAATATGGCGAATATTCTATTGCGCTACGAGGCTCGGCTGATGCGGTTGAGACAACATATACGCTAGTAAAGGCTGATGGTACGGTTGTTAAGCCTCATCTATATCCAACTCATAAATATTATATGTCGTGCTGGTTGTTGCAAACAGAGCTTAACGGTTCAATGGATTTTTATTGGCCAATAGCAGAACCGGTTGCTGCGTCCGGCTTAACTTGCCCAGTTGCGGCTGAGCAAGATTTTTATCGTGTATCGTCCGTGTTTACCCGCGAATCGTTTACTGAGGGCGATTATGAGGTAAGAATTGACTACAACAATAATAATGTCGCTAACTATATGTGGTTTGATGGCTTGATGTTGGTGGATTTGACTGCTACATTTGGTGCTGGAAATGAGCCAAGTAAGAATTGGTGCGACTTAAATATTGAGTTCGCTGAGTCGGGTTATGAGATAGAAGACCCTGATTTTGTTGGCGAAACATATATTTTTAATGAATCAGTAGATTTTCGTTCATTGATTAGCGCATATGACCCGGATACAACGCTTGAGGCGAAGATTCCAATAAAATCAGTATATTTTGGGGAAGCATATACTGGGCTTACTGTTGGGTATCAATAAAGAGGTAAAATATGGCGATTGATGTAAGATACTTTGAAGCGAATAATAAAGATACGAATAAAAGCAAACAATTGTGGAATACGGATGGAACGACCGGGTGGAGCAAAGAAAAAAGTGTGCGAACCATTACATTCATGGAAAAGCCAACCGGTTATTTCGCAACATGGCTTGAGGCCAATGCTACAAAAGTTACAGATAAATCTAGCGACAATTAAACGCCGCATAGGCGATTAAAAGAAAAGAGGAAATAATTATGAATATCAATGATTACAAGAGCGTATATTTTGAAAACAAGGCATTTGCCAAGCACCCAGAGTGGGAGCGCATTGACAAGGTTACTGGCATTGATATGGCTATGGGTACTGCATCTACCAAGGATGGTCTAACGTGGACTGTAGTTGATGGAGCAGCTAACTACATTGGCGAGATTGATGCTGTCACTGGCAAGGCTAAGTTTGACGATTATGTTGGCGAGATTGAGGAGACGTTTATCAAATACGCCAAGGAAGCGCTTGGCCTCAAGTAATATAAATAATAAAACAGGCTGGCGTTCATTCGTCAGCCTGTTTTCTAATCTATATGGAAGGGATGTGCGCAATGAGTACAAAATTTCCTAATAACATCCAGACGTTTGGCCAGTTTCAAGATATGACTTATAATGATTGGGAGATGTTGGCGCAGTATCGTAAGGCTATGGCTGATAGTGACTTTGCAACTGCACAACAGGCGCTCAGAGGCATATCCAAGCTAAAGAATAAACTACTAACTAATGGATTTATGAATGATATGCTGGATACGTGTTATGCCGTTCAAGATTTCTTTGATAATAGGCAGGTTCCGGATTATATTGTTGGAGCGATTGAACCAACTGGCCAAAAAAAAGGAGATTTATGGTTTGAATCTCCGGAAATGGGATATATTAAATTTTCGTCGCCAACGTCATTTACTATCGGACACGAAGCAAATCAAAAAACATGGGATGGAACGATATATTATTCGGCAGATGCAAATACATGGAGTGTTTGGGATGGAACGACCATTCTTTCTTCTGGAGTTGGTAATAAGTTGTATTTTCGCGGAGAAGGAAATACAGTTCTCGGAAAATATGTTGCTACAGATGATTATAAGGCTAGATGGGTTTTAACCGGGGAAAACATTTCATGTAGTGGAAATCTTGGGAATTTATTAGATTTTCGTGATGTGGCGGCGGGAAGAACGGTAACTATGGGCGTTAATGGGTTTAGGTATCTTTTTTCTCGTCAAGCGGCTTTGATTTCTGCTCCGCAACTTCCAAACATTCCAGAAGTCCCACAAAATGGTTATATTTCATTATTTTACGGAACTTCCATTACGGAAGCCCCAAACATATACGCTAAAACTATTGGAGATTCTGGATGTTTGAATATGTTTGAAAATTGTACAAAACTCAAAAAACCATCATTGATTATGGCGACAACCGTCGAAAGATATGGTTGTGGGTGGATGTTTGCTGGATGTACAGAATTAAATATTTTACCAAAATTATATGCAAAATCATTAGCTCGTGGAGCTTGTAATAATATGTTTGAAAATTGCTCAAATATTAAAATCTCTGAAACCAAGACTGATGAATATATAAATGAATATTCAATTCCAGCAACAAAAGACGGAATAACGGCAGACACATATTCTTTTAGTAGTATGTTTTCTGGTACTAGTGGTACATTCACTGGAACTCCAACAATCAATACAACCTATTACACGTCAAATGAGGTGATTTAACATGGATATTCTAATCAATCTAGAAAAAGTAGGAATTGGAGCTGCGCTATTTCTTGGCGCTTATATTTCTAATATCCTATTCGGCATTTGGAAGAATGTAAAAATTTCTGGATATGCGTTTAATTGGCGACTTATCATTGAGTCTGCATTAAAATATATTATCCTTGGCGTTGGAATTGCGATGCTGTCCGTTGTGATTAGTGCCGTCCCGCAATATGCCACATATGTCGGCATTGAGATTGGGCAAGATACGATCGAGTTGATTGACAGTATTGTGATTATTGGCGCTTTTCTTACTGCTACTCTAAGATATGCTGTAGATTCCATTAGCAAGCTAAAAGATATTCTTAGCTAACTAATGTTTATATAGATATTTTAGTGGAAAGGAGGATGATATTGTGGGATATTTTAAGGCTCCGGATGGGGCGTATTTGTTTGATGATGAACAAGTCGAGATTAAACGAGACGCTCTTGGGCGTCCTATTGTAACACTTAAAACCGGCGGTCAAATTGGCGTCATGTCTGTAAATGGCAAGGCTGGGGATGTTGTGTTGTCGTGCGACGACCTCAATGCAGCAACAAAAGACGACTTAGCCAAGTATCTTCCGCTTGCTGGTGGTAAGATGGATAATATGGCTACTATTTCTACTGACAATATGCTTACTTTAAGTGCAAAGGAGAAATCTGAACTTAGTCTAACGGACGCTGGCTACATTTTTATGCAAGGCAATGCTGGCGTTTATGTCATGGGCGGCGAGCATACAGTAGGATTTAATTCTAATGGAACAGTTGATTTTGGCAACCAAAGGATTGTCAAAGCGGCAAATCCAACGGACGACACCGATGTAGCCACTAAGAAATATGTTGACAATTCGACCAAAGACCAGACGACGCAGATGAAAACTATGGAAGATACCGTTCAGGCGCTCAATAGCGAAGTTGGCGATTGCGAAAAGAAGTTGGACAACTTTAACACTCGTGTTACCGATGTTGAAGGTGCTATTGCTACCAAGTTAACATTATCTGGTGGAACAATGGAAGGAAATATTGACATGAATGATTATGCCGTTACAAATGTGCAGAAGATTCATGTTGATGGCACGACTCCTGTGTATATTGGCTCAGTTATCGAACAATCTGAAAATGGTGTGCGCCTTACTAGCACGACTGCTGGTGAAGCCGCGTTTGTTAAGCCAAATACTCAAAGCTCATATGCGCCCGTATTCGGTGGGACTCCTACAAATGTTAATCATCTAACTACAAAAGGGTATGTTGATAATTCGCTTAATGCAATGATTCCGAAAATCCCAAGCAATGATAAGCAATATATTCTTACTGCGACGAACGGAGAATTAAAATGGGTTTTGACGATGGACTTGGATTATGTTGACCCAACTGAAGGGAGTGGAACTTAATGGAAACTCCTATCATGGCTCCTGACGGCGGCTATCTGCTCAATGGAGACAACTTCTCAATTACACGCGATAAATATGGGCGTCCTATTGTAAACATTGTTGGTGGAACTGGAGGTAGCGTTTCAGAACACAACAATGACCCAAAAGCACACGGTCCGATTGAAATGGACTGTGGAGAAATTCTATAAAACCTTATCTATTTGATTGGTTGTAATAAAATTTTTTATTATAAGAAAGGAAAAATAATATTATGCCTTCTATTCAAATTAAGCGCGGCCTTGAAGCTGCTGTAAAAGCCTACGCCCTAAAAGCTGGCGAGTTTGGTTTTGCGACCGATACAAGTATCCTTTATATTGGCACTAACGGCACTGCCGCTGGTGTTATGCCTATCAAGGCTGTTGCTAATGGTGGTGCTGCTACCACTGCCGCCACTCTTGCGACTGCCCGCAAGATTGGTCTAACTGGCGAGGTTGAGGGCGCTGGTGTTGCGTTTGATGGCTCCAAGGATATTACTATTAGCACCACAATTAAGAACGGCTCTGTTGACAAGGCTGCTCTTGATGCTGACCTTCAGGCCGCTATTGATGCCGCTGGCACTGCTCTTCAAAAAGCTGACATTGCTGAAGGCGCGACTGATGGCACTATCTCTGTCGACGGCGCGAATGTAAAGGTTCATGGTCTTGGCTCTGCTGCCTATACTAGCTCCGATGCTTATGATGCCGCTGGCGCTGCTGATGCAGTCAAGGCCGCTGTTGTCAATACGCTCGGTGCTGGCGATAATAGCGTTACTATCGGTGGTACTGCTACTGCTCGTACCGTCGTTGTTAAGCTCGACCCTGCCGCTTCCAATAAGCTCACTCTCACTGATGCTGGCCTCAAGGTCGAAGTTCCTGCCGCTGCCGAGTACGAGATTGTCAAGGCTGAGACTGCTACCGAGGGCTACTTCGCTACTTATACCCTTATGAAGGACGGCACTCAGGCTGGTGCTTCCATTGATATTCCAAAGGATTATCTCGTAAAGTCTGCTTCCATCAAGGCCTCTACTGGCGAAGATGACCCCTCTGGTTTTGCCGCTGGCGTTAAGTACATTGATTTCGTCATCAACACCAAGGTTGGTACTGGCAACGAAGACCACATCTATCTCAATATCCAAGACCTAGTCGATGTTTACACCGGCTCTCAGGGCGCTGAAATTAACGTCACCATTGGCGCTGACAACTCTATTGCCGCTTCTATCGTTAATGGCTCCATTGCCAAGGCTAAGCTCGCCGAGGCCGTTCAAACCTCTCTTGGTCTTGCTGACTCTGCTCTTCAGGTCGCTGATGTTGCCGAGGGTGCTACCAATGGCACTATCAAAGTCCGTGATGACGAGGTCGCTGTCCATGGTCTAGGCACTGCCGCTTATGAGGCTAAGACTGCATTTGACGCCGCTGGTGAGGCCGCTAAGGTTCTTGGCGTAGATGGCGATGCTGATACTAAGGCTACTGTCTATGGCGCTCGTGCTCTTGCTCAGAAGGGTGTAGACGCTGCCGCCGCCGCTGAGGCTGTTGCTGATGGCAAGGTTGCATCTGTTACTGCTACTGATAAGTCCATTGTTGTTGGTGGTACGGCTGTTGCACCCACTGTCAAGGTTGGTGTTTCCACGACTGGTGGCAATGCCCTTGTCCTTGACGAGAATGGTCTTTATGTTGCCACTTCTGATTCCATGGAGACTGGTCAAGGCATTGACATCACCGACAACACGATTTCTGCCAAGGTTGTTGGCGGCAATGGCCTTGCTCTTACCGATAATGGCATTACCATGAATGTTGCTACAGATGCCACTGCTGGCGCTGTTAAGGCTGATGGCACGACTATTCTCAACACTTCTGGTGTTCTTTCTATCAACAATATTGACTGTGGTGAGATTGGCTAATTTTTAACAATCTTAGTGCATTCAACAACCTAAATAACTAGTAAATTAGGCGATATGGGCGAAAAATCCTATATCGCCTAATTTTTTATCTTAATTGAAAGGGGTGTGGTGTAGATGAATATAAATCAATTTCGAGTTGCTATTACTCCTGATGTAAACCGGCAAATTCAGCTGTTTGATGGAAATATTTTATGCTATGAATCTGATAATGATATTATTGATTTTGTATTGATTGTTGATGCCGCGACCAATTATAAATTAGACTTAGAGTCAAAACATGACGGATGTTCACACTATAATACAATCTCGCTTGATAAGGGCGCTGAGGACGAATATCCTCATGTGTTGCTAAAGGCCGGTATGCTGTTTAACGGCAAAAATATCGTCCAGATTCGGTCAATCAATAACAATCAAGTATGGAACTCAGAGAAGGTTAATGTATGGGTCAAAAAGACAATTTTAAGCTCATGTGGTGCTTATCAAGAAATGGGCTTTATCCCATCTGAGTTCTATCAGATTGAGAGTAATCTTGACGAATTCAACCAACATCCTCCAACAATTGATTCTTCTGGATATTGGAGTGTTTGGGATGTATCAGAGCATAAATACAAAATCACAGATATTCCATACGCTGGTAGTTCAGTGGCAATTAAGGCCGGAGACGGAATTGTAGTCAAAGATGACGCAATTTCTGTCCGGCCAGATATGTCCACGCTTAATTTTGATGAATTCGGTAGATTGCAGCTTGGCTCTGCCGATTTAGGAATAATTGTATAATAGGAGGATAAATAAAAATGAGAAGATTACAGATTCTTCGTGGCCAGCTTCAATATAAGCCGGAACTTAAAGACGGAGAGTTCTTTTTAGATAAAACAAATCATTCACTCCTTATTGGTGATACGGCTGTTGCTGATGGCCAATTTGAGCTTGCTAAGGTTAGTGCCATTACCAATCTTCAACAACAATTAGACACAACTGTGCCAACTAGTACATCTCAGCTCACCAACGACTCAGGCTTTATCACGTCTGCACAAGCCCCTGTTCAATCAGTGGATGGCGCAACTGGTGCTGTTACGACCAACGCAGTTAAGTATACGTCACAGGCGCTAACAGACGCTCAAAAGACACAAGCCCGTACTAATATTGGTGCTGGCACTAGCTCATTCTCTGGCAGTTATAATGACCTTGACAATAAGCCAGCAATTCCTAATAAAACAAGCGAGCTAACCAATGATAGCAATTTCATCACGTCTGCTGGTGCTCCTGTCCAATCTGTCAATAGCAAGACGGGCACTGTAACCCTTAGTGCATCTGATGTAGGAGCGGTTCCTAATACTCGCACTGTTAATGGTAAGGCGCTATCTGCCAATATTACACTTACGGCAAGCGATGTTGGCGCACTACCTGATACAACGGTTATTCCAACAGTTCCTGTTTATAGCTTAACAAAAGATGCAACTAGCGCTGATTATGCCGCTGTTTATCATCTAACAAAAGATGGTACAAATGTTGGCGAGCCAATCAACATTCCTAAAGACCTATTCGTAGAGTCTGGTGAAATTGTTGATAATCCTACTGGCCAACCTGCTGGCAAGTATATCAAGCTAACTCTACAGAATCAAGAAGACCCGATTTACATCAATGTTGCAGACCTAGTTGATGCGTATACTGCTGGCAATGGTATTACTATTAGTGATAATAATGTCGTGTCTGCAAATGTGTCTGCGGGTAATGGTTTGAGCGTTGATGCTAATGGCATTAAGATGGGCGCGGCTAGTAGTACATCTGCCGGTGCAATGTCAAGTGCTGATTTTACTAAGCTATCTGGCATTGAAACAGGCGCTCAAAAGAACACCGTTACTAGTGTTAATGGCTCTACTGGTGCTGTTACAATCACAGTTCCTACTAAAGTAACTGACCTTACTGATGCCGCTGATTATGCAACTGTCACTAGTGTCAATGCTGTTGCTGATGATGTTGAGATGCTTAATGATGAAGTTGGTACACTAACTACTGATGTAAGCACGCTCAAGACGAACATCACATCTAAGCAGAATACAATCACGGGTGGCGCTAGTACGATTACAGATAATAATCTTACTGCTAGTAGAGCACTTATTTCTAATAGCAGTGGCAAAGTTGCTGTTAGCGATATTACAGCTACTGAGCTTGGTTATCTTGATGGTGTAACGAGTAATATTCAGACACAGATTGATGGAATTACAGTCCCCACTAAAACATCTGAACTAACTAATGATAGTGGATATATTACTCAGAGTGATGGCGATGATAGATATTTACAGTTGACGGGTGGTACTGTTACTGGGCCTTTAGGTATGGGTGACCAGTTAAATATGAATAATAATCCAATATATGCCGCAAGTAAGATAACTACGAATATGATAGATGTTTCTATAAAAATGACTACAGATGACTTAGTGGCAAATGGTACTATTGACTTTAGGAATGCAAATGATGAGGATAGGTTTACATTATACAATCCTAATATTTCTATAAGACCTTCGGCCGATGACCTTTCTAGGATTCCTTATTATATAAGTTTAAACTCTAATGCGGATTATTATCAGATTTATTTCTCGAATCCAAAGCTGAAAATTATTGGTCTTACAGACCTTGATTCTAATGCGACTGGTTATTATGCCGCTAATAAAAATTACGTCGACCAGTACGCCACTCACGCCACTCTCGTTACCCTCACTGTTGCTGGCTGGGATTCCACTTCTAAGACGCAGACGGTCACAGTATCTGGCATTCTTGCCGATGAATCCAAGCAGCTAATCATCCCCATGCCAGCAGCTGCATCTATGACTGCATATAATGATGCTGGTATTCAATGCACAGGTCAAGCTGCTAATAGTCTAACATTTACTGCCACTACTGTGCCTACTGCGGCTATCAGTGTGTACGTTACTTATCAGGCAGTAATTAGTTAAGAATGATAATATTGGGAGATAGGCAATTAAGTCTATCTCCCAATGAAAGGTGGATTGAATATGATTTATAATGTGATTGAAAGAAAAGCTGCTAAGTTTGATTGGGGCGATGAAACAGCTATTGGCGATGCAGACTGGTGGGCTGGATTAAAGAGATGGATTACTACTAATGCTAGTGCTGATGATAGAGCTGCTTGTGTTGGTAAGAAGAAATTGGTTAGCTTGTCAACTGCTGTGCTTGGTGCTAATGCTGCTACTATGGTTTGTATTGGAGCCGACCAAGATGGGGATAATACGTTGGCGTTTCAAACATTAGGAGTTTTGCCAAATACATTGACATTTGATATTTATGGCAGAGTTGCTTGGATTGGTTCTAATGTTAGGTCGGAATGTGAAAACTTCTACAATTACGGCTCGGCTAAAAATGCAATTAAAATTGTCAATAAAGGCACTTGTCCAAATTATAGTTCTTCTCGCAATGCATCAGTTACATACTCTGATGAAACAGTATTTCTCTTATCGGAAAGAGAAATGGGATTAAATAAATATTCTTCTCTTTCAACCAATAATAGTACAACAACAAAGGCTGAATGTACATATGGTTATAATGCATCGTATAGCTATTACACATCCAGCGCGCAAAGACTTAAATATGTTATGGATGCAAATGGCATATTGACTTCAACTACGTCCAACTATTATGAGCGCTCGCGTTGTTATAATGTCACTAATGCGGTATGCTATATTTGGATGGATGGAACAGCAGACTATACTGGTTCTAGTGCTTTATATCGTCTTGCACCAGCATTTGTAATTGGATAAGGAGTAATTTATTATGGCATTATATATATATATATATATAACCTAGATTTGAGGTGGGCGATATGATTTACAACATTATTCGCCCAAAGAAATCAACGCCAATTTCTGACGTTGATGTTGGCGCATCTGTCTATTGTAAAGTCGACGGTGTACGCACTGAATTTCTGATTGTGCAAAAGGGAAATCCGGATACAAGCATATACGATAGCAGCTGTGATGGAATATGGTTATTGGCAAAGGATTTGAGCGATAAATCCATTTATTATGACATATACTACCCATATGAAGCAAGAATAGACTTGTGGAAATATTTGAATAATACGCTTCGTCCGAAACTAGATATTAGTAGTATTATAAAAGAGGCGAAAGTTCCTTGTTATGATGGGAACCAGCAAGACTTCACTATACAGATTCTTTCATCAATATTCCCACTATCGGTTACAGAAATGGGCGTACAAAATCACTATGGTGCAACAGAAGGAAAGAAACTAGATTATTTCGTATATGAATTTACAGACGAAGCGCAAAGCAACGCTAAGCGCATTGCTTATGTGAGTGGAACTTCCGATGCTGGTAATTATTGGACGAGAACGTGTAATTACAGATATTACTATATGTATGGCATATATACTAATGGAACATTAGCTAATTATAATGCAAATACATCTCGATATGTTCGTCCTTGTTTCATCGTCCCATCTGATACAAAGATAGATGCGTCTGGAAATATTTTAATTTGAGGTGTTAATATGATTGCTAACACACACACACACACACTGCGCTGAAGGAGTATAAGTTCCAAATAGATAGTCAGGCTGCCCAAATTACAAATATTAACAATCAAACACTTTATTGTTTTCAAGGCACAAAATATGTGTCTTTTCCACAGGGGTCTGTACTATCATATGACATTCAGGGATTTAGTATTAGCGTTGCGAATTATGGAATAAATCCTATTTGTTGTTGGAGTTCAAGCACAGACTTTTGGACATTAAACGAGAACGGGAAATTTATCTTGCTAAATGTTCCCGTTGAGTCAACTGAAACACAGTTTACATGCTACTATAAAGAATAAATAAGGTAATAATATGATTCATAACTCTCTCTCTCTCTCTCTCTCTTTCTCTGAGAAGCCAAAATTAGCAGCAGGAGTTCCTAGAAGCGACCAAAGTGATGGTAATTATATAAATTATGGGGCTTACGCTGGCGAATATAGAACCGCCGTAGTAATGTCTGCGCTAAATACGTCTAAAAATTATATTATAATATTTTCTAATTTTTACATTAATTCAACCACAGATGGCTCATATATATCTATGAATTCAGACAAAAAGGGAGTTTCGCAAGTTATCGGGTTGGGCTTTAGTCATGCTTATCCATCTAGTTATTATTATGGTGGAGATAATATATTTTATGCAGAATACCAATCTGATGAAACGTGGTTGCTTTCTGACATAAATAGCAATAAAACGCTTTCGGTACCAAAAGATGGGTATGTAAGTTTTTACTCATATCAATATGCTAATGGTATTTATATCTTAGAACTATGAAAATATCCCATCCATTTGTTGGATGGGATATTTTTTTACTTATTTTCAATATCTTCTAACTTTAGTCTATAAATCTTGGCGTTGTATGGCTGAATGCATTCGATTAAAATTCTTGCATCTTTTTCAGAAGAACATCTCATTGCTTCAAATAGATTTTCTGTACACCAGAATCTTCCATTTCCGTCAGAGGTAATATAACCATATTTATCTCCATCGAACATTTGGCCATATAAAACATAAGCAGTAAATGAATTCATTTATTATTCCTCTTACATTTATCAATATAATCATATGCCCGTTCTTCATCTAATAGATTCACAAGACATGGGATAAATAGTTCATCTTTTTCATATGGGGTACGAATATCGGGATTACAAGAGGCTGGGCATTTGTCACATTCATGATTTTCGCAGAAATCAAGAGCGGCTTCTTCATCAATCATATTAAGCGGGTATGCTGCGATATTACAAATTTTATAGGAGTCATACGTATTAATACGTTTGCGCTCTTTGTTGAGTGTTTTAATGGATAGAGACATATCATACATAACGAGCGCATTGCCGATTAGTTCTGTTTGACTATAATATGTATTATTATTTTCATCTAGGCACATATCGCGAGATATGTAATATACATTGCCTGTTTTGTCTTTGCAAGTAATTACGTATGGCATTATGCGTCCTCCCGTTCTTTAAGGGCGAGTGTTTTAAGAATTGCTTTAACTTCATTCGCCGAATCTGCATCAATGATTCTTCGAGGTTTATAACTGCTCATTCTGCTGAGTAACCGATTTCTATGATTCCACGGCCTATTGATAAGAATTGCCGTCCCATGTGCGTAATCGGAATACTGTTCACAATTGGCATAGCAATCATCAATTAACACGTCGCCAGAAATTAGCCACTTTCGTTCAGAGATGATAATATCTTGTTCTACAAAATCAAAGTTACACCCATCTAATTCGTCTGCATAGGGATTATATTTGTTAATTCTGGCAAGAGTAGCCTGAATCTTCCACGGCAAGCCAAGATTGTAATGGCTGGCCGTAACGAAATAAATTGCGTGGCCATTTTGCTTGCACCAGAATGCCAACTTGGTCATATCCGAGTTGATTTCGACATCATCCCAAAATTCTTTTCTCTCTGTTGGCTTCCATGCGTCATCGCCATATGTGTCGACGAACCAATTATAATTATTGATTTCCTTTAGTTCGTGAATGTCAGATTCTTTTACTGCGGCTCGATTATGCCATGCAAGCAACGTCTCGGCAAAATCATTGATTACGTTATCAATATCCATCAAGATAATCATATATAAAATAGCCTCCTGCTCTTAACTTCTACACGCATTCTATCATATCTGCGTGTGATTGTCAAGAGCAGGAGGCTATTTTTTTACTTATTTAATTGTTCTTCTCCGAAATCGTCTAACGCATCATCATATCCATTACAGTAGCCCATATCAAAGCCAAATTGGTAACTTTCTATCATCATTGCGATATTAGACAATAGACCAGACAGTCCGTCTTCTACTGAATCTACAGCTTGCACCATATATTCTTCGTCGCAATCATCGTCAACGTAGAATTTAAGCAATGCAGGATATTGGCTGCTTTCGTCGATATGTAGTTCAGGCCAAATCATACGCCAGATGAACCAAAGCCACCGCCACGGTCATTACCGGATAATTCATCAACTTCGATGAGGTGAGTGGCCACAACAGGCGCAATCATGAATTGTGCAATTCTATCTCCATGCTTGATACGTTGCATATCATTAGAATCATTGTGCAGTGCAACCATGACCTCATTTTTGTAGCCACGGTCCACAATCCCAATACAATTAGCTGGTCTAAGCCCATTTTTTGACGCTAGGCCGCTTCTAGCATAGATGCCGCCATAATATCCTTCTGGGATTTCCATGGCGAATCCTGTTGGAATTAGCTGCGTCTCATGTGGATAGATGACAACCTCGCCATTGGTATCAGCATATAGGTCGAACGCAGCGTCCGATGGATGAATTTTATGGGGCTGAATTGCCCCATCGCTCATACGCTTTAGTTTTACTTCAACGCTCATCTTCTGGTAGCCACTTTCTGATAATGTCGTAGTAACGGCCATTGTTGCCATATAGTTTCTTAACAATTGCCATAGCTAGGCCATGCTCTCCCGTATACTTATCGTGTTTCCCACATTTTACGACCGTTTTTGTGCCATCGTCCCAGAATACAATAGTGGCTGGTTTATTGTAGATAACATCGACAATGTTGGGCATGGTAGTTGCAGAAGTAGGTTTGTTGCTCTTAGCTGTTTTGTTGTTTCTAGCAAGGTCGTCAAAAATAATATCAATTAGCTTATCAAGTGAAATGTCATAATATTGCATATTTCAACCTTCTTTCTGGGTTAATTCAAGGAATCGTGGCAAAGATTCGCACCAATCGCAGAACATTTGCCAATCTGGAAGAACGTGGTTGCGTCGCTGCTGGTAAATCGTCTTTAGTTGGCGATAATTGGTCGTCATAGCGGCCGTAAGCTCGAACCCCGATGGAATTGAGTAATACATTTCAAGACGTGCGCGCTTTAGCTCTTCATTAGAAATATCTGCTTTCCTCGTATTTTTTAGCTCAAGAAGTAAATTGTATCTATCTACTTTTTCTTGAAGAATTGCAACTAGACGCTTATCGACATACTCATTACACTGAGACGCAATATCCATTTTGTTAATCTTGTGGATTGTAGAACAAGATGACACGAAGTCAATGAAATGGTAACGCATCATTTCAGGCCATGCCTTTTCGCTAAATGTAAGGTCGAACTGGACAATAATGCCAGTCAAGGCCACATCATGTCCCTCGCCTGTCGGGCATGTTAGACACGCTTTAATGCCGGGAGTAAACTCAGAATTGAGCTTACTCGTATCTACGGCTTTTGGGTATTTAGCAGATTTGATTGCGCGTTCGAGGCCGTACACCTCGACATTTTCAATTTTCGGCATTCACATCATACCCCTCATAGTATTCATCAACACTGCTTTGTGTCATGATAACGTCTACATAATCATTACCTTTAGCGCCATATCCGTGATAGACTGATTTGACTTTCCACGGACCATCATCGCCAAGATAGACATATTCACCAACACGAGGGACAATTAGATTCTGCTCGCTTACTTCTTCAATGGCGGGTAGGTCTGGATTTTCTGTTACGTCAAAAAATCTTAGTGTGTTTAGCATTTATTATTCTCCTTATAAATAATTATTTCATGAACCTCTAGGCTTTTCTTTACGTCGATGACGCGCTGATTGCTTGAGCCTTTCCATACTAGATTCAAATCACGCAGATCGTCAACATACTGGCCATCGACTACAACATCGCACATTGTCATTAAATCACGCCGTGCATCATTGTAGTCATCCATAACATCTTCCCATTTGAACCCAGTCCACAACCACACTGATTTGCCTAGCTTATGAACATCGTCTACGAGCCGACATAGCGCCCAAATATCGTCATCTGACTGCCATAATGGGTCGCCTCCTAGAATGGATAGGCCAGAGATATACGGCTTGTCTACAAGCGAAATTAGGTGGTTATGTGTGGATTCGTCATATAACTGGCCATAGCTATAATCTTGTGCTTCTTGGTTAAAGCAGTTCTTGCAATGGAACTTGCATCCAGATACGAATAGGGAGGCGCGTAGTCCGGGGCCATTTGAAATATCCATCGACCTAATTGACGCATAATTCATGGCTTATCCTCATGGTTATCAAGATGAACATAGCGCTCTTTAATCTCCTGAGTTCTACCTTGGTTCCAGAATTGTGTTCCTATGTAACCGCACGTGCGACGAGCCACATTCATTTTGGCTTGGTCTGTATTGCCACAATTTGGACAGCGCCAAGAAAGAATCCCGTCTTCGTCTACAATTTCAATTTCGCCATCATATCCACAAACTTGGCAATAATCTGATTTTGTATTGATTTCAGCATACATAATATTGTCATAAATAAACTTGATGACCTCAATGATTGCCGGAATATTATTTACGAGATTTGCGCTTTCGCAATATGAAATCGCACCACCGGGAGACAATTTCTGATATACTGCCTCAATTGCAAGCTTGTCGAATGGGTTGATTTCCTCGCGGACATTGATATGATAGCTATTAGTAATGTAGTTCTTATCGGTGATACCCTTAATCTCGCCGAAACGCTTTTTTAGACATTTAGCAAACTTAAAGGTAGTTGTTTCGATAGGACTTCCGTAAATTGAGTAGTCGATTTTCTCTGAGGTTTTCCATTCGTTACACTTGTCATTTAATGCTTGCATAACTTGTAGTCCAAATTCCATTCCTTTGCCGCCAGAATGTGATTCACCAGTCATACACTTGACACATTCATATAGTCCAGCATATCCTAGGCTCAAAGTGCTATATCCGTCATGAAGTAGCGGATGAATAGATGCGTGCTTTGGCAACCTCGCAAGTGCGCCGTATTGCCAAAGAATTGGTGCGACATCAGATGTCGCAAGAGCTAGCCGTTCATGTCTGCATTGCAGAGCTTTGTGGCATAACTCTGTTCTTTCATCAAATAATTGCCAAAATTTATCAAAGTCTCCACCAGATGATAAGGCGATATCTGGCAGATTGATTGTTACAACACCCTGATTAAACCTACCCCAATATTTTGGCTGATTTGTTTCTGGGTCTAAATATGGCGTTAAGAAGCTACGACACGTTTTATCCAATGTCGCCATTGGCACTGACTATATCTTCATCCTTCGATGCCTTTACGCTTCCAATGAGTGCTAATCTCTCATCGTACCAGCGATACAAACTACCGCCGTCAGGTTATTCCCCTGAAAATAGTCGATACACTTCATTCATCATAATAAAAGTTAAACTTTGTAAGATTAGTTCTTTCTTTTAAGAGAAAATGTTTGATTCTGTGACGGTCTACACCAGTAAATCTTTCGCACTCTCGCATACTCTTAAAAGAGTGTTTTTCTTTGGTTTCTTTATTTTCTGCAACAATCCAAATGCCACGGCCTTTATGGGGATTAACATAGCTGTTTTCCTTAAAGGCTTTGGCGATATTTTCAGAATGTGTAGATGGATTAAGATTCCAAAGAATATTATGGCTTTTTATTGCATCATCATGGTCAATTATTTTACAGTTGTTCAAAAAAGCTTCTGCCATAAGACGATGAACTCGTTGTCTGTATCTTTTACCCTTGTAACACAAAACAACGTGTTCATACATATCTACGCCGATATAAGTATGAATAAGTCTGCCTGTTTTGAAGTTTATGATTTGAGCATATTTGTTAACACCAAACCGTCCTTCTGTACTTTTTAATGGGATAAAATCATTGGTAATTTTATCAAATTCTTCTAATGTCATTACTATCCTCCTTTCTTTATAATATATTATGATGAATTTTAGCACGGTCTCAACTCAGAGAGTCCTAACCGTTAGCATGGCTTTAAGCCACACACCCTTTAGCAAGGTTCATAAAGGTTTTACATGAGCTAAGTTTACGCTTACCCATGCACCCATACACATTCCCATTGCCATTTTTATCAATTTTATCTCTTCGCATAATTTTGGCAGAAATATAATCTGGAACCATACGTCTAGCGGTGCATTTAGCTGCTAGTTCTGTCAGATACCAATATTCGCTATCTTCTGTGATATTGTTTTCGTCGAGAACATATAGCAATTTTGGGAATGCCTGAGTGATATAATGACCTGTTTCATTCTTAAATCCAAGAATGCGCTGATTTAGAAATTCTTCAATGAGCAATGCTGTTTCTTTAATATATTCTATATTATCATTAAGATACATAAATACACTAAGAAATGGTGCTTGTCCATTAGTATTTGTCATTGAGTTTGCTTGATAGTTGAATGTTTGTACGGCGTCAGAAATCTCTTTTTTTGCATCTTCTTCTGCCCACTTTGCGCACTGCTCTTCCGAAAGTCCACGATTACGATATTTCTTCAAATAAATCTCGTAACTACTACGGACAAATGGCGATAGGTGCGCCAAGTTAATTGAGCATCCGCCATAAGACGAGCTTGTGACCGCCGTAATAATCTGAGTAGCGATTGTCGCAGCCGTAATGATACGATGCGGTTTTTCAATCATTACTCCATTGATTACTGTGCCATTCTGAAGCATATCTTCAAGATTGACAAGTTCGCAATTATGAAGAGATTTCTGTGCGAAATAATCCATATCCAACGCTATTATTGAAATAGCGCCTGACTATATCATAGTCTTATTTTGTTTTTACCCTCAATAAGACCCCGGGCGCTTTGGCAACTTGAATTTCGCAAGTTATCTACTCTACTAGATTCTATTATAGATATTTCTTCTATAACATTCGTTCGATAGTCGATTGACTTTATTGGTGTGTTTTCATATCTATTACATAAATTCCATATTCGTTAATCACATTATTTGAAACGGGTAGATGATTTGCTAATTTTCTGATTATCGAATCTGTGTATGACTGAGAACAACCTAATAATTCTTTTAGTTGTAAACGATTATATAAATTATTATTCTCATCATAAATTCTATATCTAAATCTCGGGTTGCTTTCTCCTTTTGAACAACCGTTTCTTAATTGTCCGTCAGAAATATTCTTAGCAGTTCTTTTAGCCCATTCCTTGTCGTTCCAACGATTATGATTTGATTCTGATATATCGTTTAAGCCATTAACTCTAGCATGAAGATTGTTTCCATAATATGTTGTCCATTCAAGATTAGAATAATGGTTATTTAGCTTATTCCCATCAATATGATTGATAATAGTTTTATCTTCTTCGTGCGGAGGAAGGAATAATTGTGCTACAAGTCTATGTGCTTTAATTCTGTATGGAGATTTATTTATACTTAATGTGTATTGCAAATATTCTTTGTGGGTAATTTCTCCGGTCAAAAACTTATTTCTTATATTTGAAAACACACGTCCATCTTCAAACACTTCGTAATTATAATATTGTACAGATTTCATTTTTTCTCACCTTCTTTCAATTATTTTAATAAAAAACACACCAATCTTAGCACAGGATAACACAGAATTGTGCTTCCCCTGTTAGCAGCTTCATTCATCGTCATTTCCTACGATTACATAGTGCTGAAACCACACCCTATATTTATAGGTTCACCCGGTTTTCTTAATATATTGCTATATTAAGCCACAATAATTTTATGGAAGTGGATAATTCCTTCATCATGAGCTTTAACTACATCTTTCGGAAGAAGGAATCGCCTTGCAATATCTGTACTAGTAACGCCCGCAATATAATCTCTTTGAGTAGTTACTACACGAGGATTCTTATTGCTATTTTCTGTATTCCAATACTCATTGTCACCATCAATCAACTCTTTGATTGTTTTGTCCGTAGTATTGCTTTCTCGAATTAACTCATGCAAATACCTATACTCTACATACTGAGTAGCCACATCCTTATATTTACTACCCATCAATTTCTTGACAATCACATCTTGAATATCCTCGACTCGCATATCTGTGTTGCGAGCTTCGATTTCTGATGCAATCTTGTCGCATACGCTGGCCGCATCATCTGGCAACGCATCTGAGTACGTTTCGACAAATGCTTTCATGATTGCTTTTACAATCTTACTTTTGTCGAATTCTACGATTCTTCCATCTCTTTTTGTTACATTCAAATAACATCAACTCCTTCTTACATTCTATCTCTCTTGAGATAGGAATGAGTATTATATCATATAATTATGAACTAGGTGTGAACGAATTGTAAATTATTCGTAAACATCTTCTAGTGTAATATCGACAATTTCTGTGCCGCAATAGTTTGGCTCTAGCGTAAATGGAACACCATTCTCATTCATAATATTTCGCACTGCATCATAACCCGTATTGTACATCTTGCGGTCGGCATATGCGTTTGTGATGACATCCCACATGTCAACATCGTCGTCGACCACTACGCTGTGGTAATGGTCGACCGTCTCACGAATAACATACTTTTTCATAGTGATTCCTCAACAGCGTCGCTGGGCGCGTCATCGCTAGGCGCGATTTCAGGCTCGCCGTCTGTAAAAGACGCCGTATCAATAATGACAACAGGAACTCCATCTGCCGTCTCATCAATTTCCATAATTTCATTGATTTTCACGACATACTGAAACTCGCTGTCGTCCGTCTTTGGTAGAGCGACAAGAATCTCGCGCTCACCATGATACTTTCCAATCTCCTTACTTGCCTCAAATACTGTCATTTTAGCATCTCCTTTAAGAATGTTTTTCTGTTGTTTGTTGCTTCTATATTAAGGCCGTATTCAACAGCTCTAATATCTCCAATTACTACTAATTTTTCAATCGAGCGAGTCATAGCTACATACTCAAGGTTGCGGTTCAGCATACGAGCATGACTTGAATCCATAACGACGATAACCGCTTTGGCCTGACTGCCCTGTGAACTATGGATAGAAATTGCATAACCAAGCATTGTATGACGAATCTGGTCTTCTTCAACGAAAATATGTCGGCCATCATAATTAACCGTCATGCAATTATCGCCAACTTTGATAATCTCGCCAATAGCGCCATTTGCAATAAATACTTCTTCTTCCGTATCTACATCAAGCATATGGTAATTGTTCTTTTTATTGATTACCATGTCATTACATCTAAAGCAAATCTCTTTCTTCTCTCGGCCAACCGTGACTTCTCGACGTAGATTGGTGGCAGTATTTTTTTGCTCTAATGCCTGAATTCGTTGATTGATTTCAAACGTGCCAGCCGAGCCAACATTGTACGGAGACAGAACAAGCACGTCATGTTTGCCATATTCGCTCACAAGTCGATGATATGTTCTAAGCACACAGCTCATTATGTCTTCACCTTGAATATCGTTGTTCGGCTCAATTAGCTCATAGTCCGGGAATTTCTTTGTCAGCGACTCATTTGAACCATTGCGTACATCTGTTGCCACAGTAATCAATCCGCTGCTATTATAGCGAAAAATACGAGTTAGATTGGCAATGGAGATTTTACCAGAATTGATTAAATCAGCAGCTAGATTACCACATGAGATAGATGGCAACTGAGCTGGGTCGCAGATAAGGACGAGTTTTTTATCGAGTCCGATGGCAGTAAGCAATGTTGAGAATAATTCAGTTGATACCATCGAAAATTCGTCCAATAAAACAACGTCACCGGCAATTCCCTCTGTAGCGAGAAACATATGGATTGTACTTGCTTCACGACCTGTTGCTCGCATGATTTGCTTTGCAGCTGTGCCAGTAGGAGCCAGTAGCGTATATGTAACACCGCAATTATCAAGCATAGAAAGCAAGGCTCGTGTACTGCTTGTCTTGCCGCTTCCGGCATTTCCCGTCAGCATCATCACATTATTATGCTGAATTAGTCGCATAATCTCACATTGTTCATCTGTCAGCCTATTGCCATCAATCTCGGCAAATTGCTCAACATCTTCGCAATGAATTTCATCAGAATGGGCAAGCCGATAATTGATATGTTCAGCAATATTACACTCGGCAAGATATGTTGATTTAATGGAGCAATATTTTGTTGCTTCATCATAGTGGATTTTATCAGATGTAGTAACTTGCTCAAAAATCTTATCTGCCAGCATTGGATATGCAGTAGATACGGCTGTAAATAAATCTTTAGCCGCAATCTTTGTACTGCCCTCAGATTCATTATATTTTAGCATTGCAACGCAAGCATATAAGCAACGCTGCGACGATTTGATTAAATCCGGAAAGTGAGATAAAATCGTCTTGTCTGAAGCCTTAAACGACTTGCCGCATTCGTCAATAAATACACGATATGGCTCAGAATTGATTGCTTGTTCAAGCTCAATCGGTGATTTATATTTTGTGACTAGCGCCTTACAATCAATTGCTGATAAACCATATTTTTTGCCAATAGCACCGAACATAATGCTGCGACATGATTTCTTAATTTTATTCTGAAATACCTCAAAATATTTTGGGCCAACACCCTTAATTTTATTGGTATCAATCTCTTTTTCCCGACCAGATAGAATTAACTGCACAAAGTTTGGATACGCTTCATGCGTATTCTTGGCCAATGCACGAGTCGTGATTCCATTGAGGATTTCAAGCTCTTGTGCCGGGTCAACCTCAATTCCCTCCATCGTGCAATCAATGCCGGGGATTCCTACAAGCTCATAACTGGCCTTATATTTTGCATTTTTGTTTAGCTCAACATTAATAGTGCATTTCTGGCCGAACTCAAGGAAATCAAGATTGTCGCCAGCAACAGTAAATTTTTTCGAGTTTTGCTGAAACTTAAAATCGTCTGGTGCATCGCTTGCTTGACAAGACCAAACTTTGTACCCATTGTTAATATTGCTAAATAGTAGCCGAACAGGCGTACATTGCACAACCAATGAAATCAACCTCTCTCTCTATCTAGCACCATATTAACACGACAGAAGGAGGTTGTCAATAATTATTTTTGCAGATATGTATACTCTGCGCCCTTGTAGCACCAACCATCTGGGTCAATTGGATGCGCATTCCAAATCTTGCAAGTCCATCTATCTTCGCCCGGAGACGTGAAATGAGAGGCACACACACAATGTTCGCACGTGATAGGTGGGAAGAATTTTTGTTCTTGTCGTGGTTGCGGTTTATTCTTTTTTCTAAAAATCATGAATTTTCACCTCCTCAATTGAAAATATCGTCCCAATTCATAGTATTGCCAGGTTCTTCTAGCTCTGTAATTTCGTACTCCTGAATGGTTCCGGTTGGGGTCCATTCGCCTTGCCATTCGCTGGCTTCTAGCTTACAGATAATTTCACACTTATAATATTTAGTCTGCGTAAACAAAGCAATGTCGCGCTCATTGCAGAAAAACTTGAGAAAATCCATACCATCACAACTAAATTTAATCGTCTTGCCAGCACGACCAATAGTGGAAACATCGCTGCCGTGCAATTCAAATGAATAATAGAATAGCGGGGCTTCAATACCATGTCCCCACATTTTTTTATTATTATTGTCATTGCAAGTTTTGCATAGTTCAATCGTTGTGCTTTTAGGCGTCATGATTGCAGTAATTGGAATTGGTGGTTGAGCATCTAGCGGAAGATTATCGAACCACTTGGCTAATTTACGCAACTTTCCTTTTTTAACAACAATTCCACAAGCTGCAAGGTGGCCTTGACAATTAGCAAGTCCCGATTCATTGATTTGGTCTGCAATATCAAATGGGCTACGGAGCGAGCCAGAATATGTCGTACTGTTGATTGGACGAAGAATAAGCGTCGGCTTGTTATATTTGCCACAGAACTTGTTAGCAATCAAACCAGTGAATGGGGCTGCGTCATTATTGACGAACCCAAAGATTGCTTTATGAGCCAAATCAACAGATTCATTTAGTTCTTCTACGACCTTAGTAACAGCCCTATCCTGATATTGCTTAACGCTACGTAGCGCTTTAAGTGCCTCTTCATGTCCCATATCGCCATTGAGCGCCGCAAAGAATACATCTTTTTTGTCCAATTTTGGGCTTCGACATAGTGCATTGCATAACGGAGAAATGCCAAAAGCAATACCCTCTTGATTCAAGCCACGAAATTTGCATTGCTTATCAATAAGGAAGTCAAGAAATTCATTTGTTTTGGCACCATTTACAGTAAGGCCGCTTAGTAGATAGGCGCGATTTTCCAATGTTCGAACATCGCACACATCAGAAATAATGCTCATAGCTACCAAATCATCAAAATATGGCTCTGTCAGTCCATATGTTCTACAATACGCCTTAACCCATTTATCTGTGACGCCTGTGCCGCTAAGAGCCGTATTCAACCCATTACCAAGATGATGATTAACAACGATTGCATACGGATTCTCCTGCTCAATCTCATGATGGTCTAGCACTAGCACTTGAATCCCGTGGTCGCGTAATTCACGGCAATCATCTACGCTATTACTGCCAGCATCTGGGATGATTAAGAATTGCACACCCGATTCAATGATTTTATCGAGTAAATCATGAATTCCATGCTGCTTGCCGTCATGAAAAAATGTTGTAATGAATAGTTCTTGGTTGAGTTGATGTAAAAATTGACAAACAATTGACGACGAGTAGTTGCCGTCGGCATCCGCATCACAGACTAGCCCAATCAAATTATTGCTATCTACGGCATTTTTAGTTGCTTCAACAGCCTCTTTCATATTAGGATAATCAAACGGGTCGTCAAAGCAGCTATTATCTGGATTTAAGAATTTGTAAATATCCTCAATTCCAGACGCTGTAAGATATTGAGTCAAAAAATCTGATTCAATATGGTCTAGTAGCGGTTGTACTTTCAATAAAAATTCCTCCTTATGATAGATACTATAATTATATCACACATAAGGAGGAATGTCAAGCAGTATTTACTTGTTATTAAAAGCCCGATATAGCATTAGCCAAATCTGACGGCGAGTAGGAATGTCGGTCGGATTCGAGCCATCACTAATGCCTTGTTCAATAACCCATTCGGTAGCAAGGTCAAACTCCGTCTTCGTAGAAGTGCTCGTATCGTCCTTTTTTTCGTCGCTAGAGCCACTGTTTGTATCGGCCACATAACTAACGCCAAATTGTGCGCAAATCGCCTGTGCCGTTGATTTTGCCACTTGCTGACGATATTCTGCCGTTTTTAATTTGGCAACATCGGCCTGATTTGTATGGAATCCATACTCTACTAGAATAGCTGGCGCATCTGTCTTTTTTAATACGGTATAATTGGCGGTTTTTACGCCACGATTCGTCATGCCGGTATCTGTGATAAGCTGCGATTGTACCGCCTTGGCAAACTTCTCAGCATTGCCGCCAAGCGCTACGCAATATGTCTCAATTCCATTTGCGGAATTCCAAGACGAGCCAGACGCATTTGTATGGATTGAGATGTAGAAATCGGCCTTATAATTATTGCTAATATTTGCACGTTCTGTAAGGCTAATATCTACATTATCTGTATGCGTCATCTTGGTATCGAAACCACATCGCTGAAGCTCGACATTAAGACGGGTGGCTACGTCCATAGCAAACTCATATTCTTTGTATGTTCCATCCGGCGAGCCGTTAGTGCAAGTTTCGCCATGTCCGGGGTCGATGCAGATTTTCTTCTTTGTGGTTGTGCTGCTTACATTGTTAGTAGTGGCTGGCTTGGTTGTAGTCGTACTACTAGTCCATACACAGAGATAATTATGGACAATGCGGCTTGAGGTTAGCTTGTTTCCGTTAAAATCACACTGAGTAGAGCCGCCACCATCATAATTAAGCAGCGTTTGGCATCCCCAGCCAACTGCATCCTCTGCAATACCATATAAGGAACGATTGCTCTGGTCGGCAAACAGCAGCAAATCTCCAGACTTAGTAAGGCCAACACAACTACGAGCTGTGTAGCCATAGCTATTTGACGTAGATTTATCAATGGCAATCTTGCCATCGCGTACTAGTACATGATAGCATCCGGCAAAGTTCGGATATTTAACATTATTGCCATAGCTAAACATAATCTTCTTACCGGATTTGTCAATGGCATACCCGTATGGATTCGCCACTTGAGAATACACTTTATCATCGACCGTTAGATAACCAGCCGATGTAAATGTATTCATATTAAACAGGCCAAGATTGATAATGTACTGGCATCCTAGGTTCTGTTTAATTTTTGTCATTGACAGCTTGCTACTATTGACATAAATCGACATCTTAGTAATGCTACTCATTGGAATTACTGTTTCTAGCATATGTCTCCTCGGAATTACTGTTTCTAGCATATGTCTCCTCCTAAGTTTATAATATAATTCGATGATTAAACAAATTATTAAATTGTTCAAAAGTAAAATCACATGGCGCGTACTTTTTTCCATCAAATCCCATATTATTGTAAACCACCTCGACTTGAAAATATGGCTTTAGCTTACCAATAATTTTCTTCATCTTGGCGATAAAGAATTTATAATCGTCATCGCCAATTTTTGAATAATCTGAATCAAAGCTGAGAATAATTTTGCTAACGTCTAAATCTAGCAACATACGAATTTGCTGTTTAGACACATTGGAGCCAAATACGGCCAGCACATTATGAATGTCCCATGAGTCCATCTTGAGTACGGATTTCTCAGATTCTACAAGCCATACCGTCTTAGCTTGCTTTACCGCGGCTTTATTTTGGTCATATCCGTACAAACATGCCGATGAGGGGAACTTCATAACCGTTCCATCCAACAACGATATGGGGCGATATTTACCCTTCTCTATATCTTGTGGTTGCGTATATCGCCCTCTACACCCTACCAGTTGCCCATTTTGCACGACGGGAATGGAAATACACGCTTGTCGTGCATACCAGCCTATACCAAATTTATCCATACTATCCCGCGTTATACCATAATCAAGCCATTCAGATGGGTATAAATGGTCAAATATTCGCAGAACAGACTTGTCATACGTCAAGAGATTAACCGGCTCGTCTTTATCTACATTCGGCAACCATCGTCGCAAATCTTTTTGCCAATTATCAATCTCTTGCTTGTTGGATAATTCTGCTGTATTTATATTTAATAAATTGCATATATATTCAAGTGATTGCTTGAACGTGCAATGTTTAATATGTTGGACAAGGCCGAATATGTCAAAGTCGCTATTGCAACTGTAGCAATGCCAATGCTGTGACTGGATATAATAATAGAGTTTCGGTTTATGAGATTCCCAATCGTTAGGATGATGACAAACGCTAAAAAATAACAGATATTGGCTATTTGCAGATACTAGAGGAATACCAATATCGTCCATAACGGCGATAATGTCATCGTCCGTTATCTGCTCTTTAAGCCATTGAGTATCAACCATTTTATTCCTTTGCATATACCAACCTTGTTTTGCTTATCTGATAAGGCTGGTCATATTTCGTCGTGACAAAACAATCGTCTGTTCGGCCAGTGTTTAAGTCGAGTCTAAAATATATCTTAATACCCTGTTCTTCTGACGAAAATCGCATCTTATAAACAGACAAGCAACGATTTGGCTTGATCATATTAGGATTATTCTCACATACCATATCCGCAATTTCTTGCTCTTTTTTACGCAATGGCATGATTACTCCGGCAACATCGGCCTTGTTTTGAATCGCCCTACTACCAGCAGCAACGCCACTATCGAGAATTTCTTGTGTCATAGCATTGCCATTGACCTGAGTAAATGTCAACATAGCGATATTGTATTCAACGGCCAAATCCTTGAGTTTGCTAGCAATTCCAGATAATACTTGGTCTGAACGTGTCGCTACCCCATTCTTTTTAGCAATGTCGCTTGATACTGATGATGATTCGACAATATAATCATAGCAGACATAACCAACATTTTTATTGATTACATAATCCTTAACATACGATTCAATTAAATCGACTGTATAATTGGGCATCGTAACAATATACAGATTTGATTCATGCAAGATGCGAATTGCCTCATCAACACGTTCTTCTTCGCCCGGTTCATAATGACCATTTAGGATGTTAAAACACGGAACGCCGCTAATTGTAGCTACGATTTTTGGCGTAACCTCAGTATCACCAGCCATCTCAAACTGTATATACAGCCCAGATCTATGTTGATAGCATGGATTATCTACATATCTGCCTTGCCGCTCATCATATATTTTAGGACAGCATACCCATACTAGATTCGCTAATCCAAGTGTCGACTTGCCGACGCCAGAACCAATAGAATAGATAGACAACTGGCCGGGAATCCAGCCGCGTGCAGCTGTATTTAGATAGCGACTAAATGTAGTAGCACCAAACAACGGCTCGGATTTGAAATTCTCTTTAACTTGCTCAAAGCCATCACCGGCTTTTAGTTCATCGATATCCTTGTCTTTGTAAAATTCCTTCTTAATAGCAATCTGCTGGCCATCATAATATTGAACAATATCCTCAATGCTATACTTTTCAATATTTTGCTCGAATTTATCAATACTAAATCCAGCCAATTCATATGCTCGAAGCAACGTGTTTTTTCTTATTGATTCCCAATAAACAGAAAAATTATCGACATTAGAAATTTGCTTTATAGCGTCGATGAAATCAGTTAGGTTGCTATCATCAAATACGCGCTTTATTTCCGCATTATTCTTGCACAGGTTGTAGCAATCCAACGCTGATATTTCCTGTGCACCGCGCTTGGCTAATGCGGCAACAGCTTGCCATATACGTAGATGGAATTGTTGTGGCTGAAAGTCTGCCTTAGTCAGTGGCCATTTTTCACTCAGAGCTAATGACGGCTTAATCATCATTGCTCCCAATGCTAAACGCGCAGACTGTGAATCATAGAGCAATGACGCTCACCATCCTTACCATTCCACAAATTCGTCAGGTTTAAGAGTGGCTTGTACGAGCATATTCTTGTCAACCTCTGTTTTATCTAATATTAGATGTCTTACATATTGAATATACTCGGCCGCTTTCTTTTTTGCCTCATTAAAATCTTGCGTATTTAATTCATGCCACTGAATATCTAACGGTTCATATGTTAAAAACCAGTAATTGTCGAATCCATAAACATGATGAATCTTGATATCTGTATTGGCCAAAGTAAAATGTCTTGCACGTTTAACCTCTATGCCATTTGTTAGCCATCTCATGTATTAACCATCCTTACTGATGAATATATGAATATCGTCCATAATAAAATACATCGTCTTTTGTAATACCCATAGCTTCAAAAATCTTACTTGCACTACTGAACGTTAAGATGAACTCACGACCGCTAATTCCAATAACGACATGAGACGTATTGCGATTGTTGTAGCCGTGATATACATAATATCTTTTATATTGATTAACGCCTTAGATACATATATATCTACATATGCAGAAGAATATTCTGACAAGTATTCAATTTGTAACATTATATAAACACATCCTTCTCAACATCCAATTTAACAATTTCTTGCTCTTTATCATCTGGCTTCCATCCAGCCATTTGTTTCCTCATGCTCTGCCGCCATCTATACCAATTCTTGCTCATATCATAATAATAAGGAACAAGCCTAATTCCATCGCCATCAAATCCGACCTCTGCAACCTCTCGCATATACCACAAACAATAAGCAATGCCCGTAATTGTCATATTGTTGTCGCGGCATAGTTTCTTGGCATATGTAACAAACGCAGTCCAATTTGTATTTGGCGCATATGACTGTACATAATCTGTCAGCTTACGCACATCTGAAATAGGCTTAGATTGCAAATTCGACTTGCTATGAGCAGATTGACAATCATCAGCGCATTGCTGGCTACATACATACCAATTTTTCTTTAACTCAATAGCAGTTTTTTTGTCTATTTGATTGCCACAATGACGACATTTAACTTTCTGTGTTGCCATTTCTAAACTCCGAACACTCGACCAATTTTCCATTGGTCATATTGTGATAGTAATATCTCCCACAGATTTCGATGATTCTAATACGGACATAGCCCCCATTATAAAGAGTGAAGCTGCGGTCAATAAGAATGTTCCCATATTTCAACACATTATTATTGTCAATAACAAAATCGACAAGCCAACTAGGAATGAAGAAGTCATCATATTCATATGTGGTATCATGTGCTGCCTCATCATACCACGAATGGATGATTTCAACAAATTCGCCCCAAGGAAGATAATTGTAGCCAATGCCAAAACACATATAGTCATTACTATAATTATCATCATTTGCAGCTTCGGCCTTTTTGGCATCTTCCCAAGATTTAAGTTTAACAATCATGATAACTCCTCCTTAAACTACATCAAACATATAACTCTCGATTGCCCAGCCATATTGTTTATCCTTCAGTGTGAAATACACATTTTTGACTGGCTCTTCTACCTCGACTTGTTCGCCCCACGGCAAATCATTCTCACCAATGCAAATTGCTCGCTTTGTTTTAAGATTATAATCACCGGCGATAACACCTTGCCTGACAACGCTCTGCCATGGTTTAAGTTTAACAATCATTGTTTGTTCCTCCGTTCAATTTATGGTTACAATATAGCAGATGGATTGCTAGTTGTCAAGCCATAATTTCCAATTCAAGCAGAATTTTCTTCATCTGTTCATCGCTTATATATTCATCAAGTGGCTGGCAATCAACCACCTGTAAACCATATGATGATATATTTACAACGTCATCATGCACTATATAGCCACCAGAATATATCAAGTTCAGCCGATACACACGCTGCTCATAGTTACTTGGGGCCGGTAAACTAAATTCCCTTGGCCAGTCGCCACATATATTGATGAATCTATTCTTCTCTGCCCACTGCCCGTCAAGTTCGATTTTTAAGCCGTGGGCGGCATTTTGAACTATGCGCATATAACACGCATTAAAATATATCTGCCCTTTCCACTCGCTAATATTACCACTCACAAACAATTCTGTCTGTGCATCAGCCGCAGTCATGGTATATATCTGCTCTTTCCCATTTTTCAGCACATGGCCGTCAATACAAGGATGCAAATATGGAATCATGGCACACAAGTCATCATATTGTTGCTTCGCCCACTTACGGCTGATTGTTTGCTGGACTTGGATAATTTTATCAGACATATCTAATGTCAAGCGGATTTTAGCATGAGTAGAATAAAAATGGATTACTGCTTCATTTAGCCGCCCTACGGCTAGAAATGTATTTCTCATGCTATCACCACCCGTCATAGCTATAATAACAAAACAGACGAGCTTTGTCAAGCCCGTCTGTTAAAATTATTTAGATGAATGGATTATCGTCAGAATCGTCCCATGGATTCACATCATCACTAGATGCGGCAGGAGCTGGCTCGTTTGCGAATGGATTAACAGACGGTGCGGAATCATCAGCAAATGGATTTGCGAACGGAGCCGGAGCTGCTGTTGTAGACTTGGACACATCAAGCATCTTCTTCTCTGGGACTTCAAATTCTCCATTCTTAATAACATCAACAGAACGAACGGATGCGACATAAGTGCGGTCACGAACTTGCCCTTTCTGGTTCTGATACTGTTCCTCTGCCGCAATAATTCCAACAACCTTGCCAACTAGCGACTTCTCATCCCAATTCCATGTGAAATTCTTATTGGAGCGCTCAACAGCACCAATAAACCCCTTAAACATACCCGCAGCCGTATCCTTATAGCTACGAACAAACGAGCCGGAATTGGGCCACTTCTTTTCTGCTCTAGTGTCGGAATCAAATTGCTTCTTAAAAAATCCCTTCTCTGCACCATCAGCAATATCAAAAGAAATCTTGAGATACTGCTTCTCTGGAAAATCCTGAACATTTAGGATTTTAATAAGATAGCCACCCGGCTTCAGGCGCTGAAAACTGCCACTTTCCTGAATATTGTCCCAATTCTGAATTGCTTTCAATATAATTACCTCACTTAATATAAATTATCCTAATGGATTTATTCGCTCTTAGTCTTTTTCTTTTCTGTTGACGTAACTGTCTTTTTTAGACCATAATACTCACGAATGGTATCATCTACCATTTTGAGGTCATTATCAATCTCGATGTCATCAAACATTTCCATAGGAGACTTGCAAGGATTTGTGCCATCGGATTGAGTGATGAAATAATGCCTTTTTTCATCTGCCTTAGCCAATAAGACAATACTAAATAATCCCTCAACAGTTAGTTGTTGGTCAAGCATCTTCCCAAGTGTTTTTGCCTTTACTTTACCATTATCGTCCGTTTCGATATGTTGCATGACATAAACAATAGTGTCTGGACTTGTGTCCTCCTGAATAACACGCAACATTTCCTCGTAATTTTTAGCCATCTCGGTGAACTTCGTATAGCCCGTGATGTTGGCTTTATCAAAGCTTTCAAACGCCATAAGATACTGAGCGTCATCGACGACATAACTAAGGCGATTTGGAGTTACAACCGCACTCTTAATCATATTGTAGGTCGCCTTGTTTACAGTGATTAACCCATTTGTGTTACGGAACGGAAGAGGCTTAGATGCAACATTAAAAATGCCAACATCCTCCTTTTTGAAATTTCGGAGAGAAGCAGATTTACCAGAGCCACTTTCACCCAAAATTAAAACAGCTACCCCAATTAAATTACCTCCTTATATTTCCACCTAAATCCATTAGATGTTTCTCGTTTATTTTTACAACATTCACAAATATGGTTTGATTTATAACCAAGTTCTGTTACTGCATCTTTGGCGCTCGGCCACTTTTTTATAAATTCACCATCTAAGCTCATTTGAATAACCGGCAGCTTTATAGCTGGATTGTTTTCTTTGAACTTCACACTTAATTCATCGTAAAACCAACGCTTGCTCTCAGCTCTTTTCTTGTGCCCGTCATTATAAGACAAGTTATATCCCTGCGTACACCACTCAAGATTATCGACATTGTTATTTAATTTGTTTTCGTCTTTAAGGTTGTCGGTTTGATAATGCCTATTTGATTTTGGTGGTTTACGCATTGATACTACTTCTCCTTACACAAGAAATATTAAAGTGGAGGGCTGGTGTAAGCAACCCTCCTAAATAATAGAAGGTAGCTACCTTCTTTAGTTATATCATACCTTCGTCTATTTGTCAAGCGTTTTCCAACATTTTATTTCTATGTTTTTTTCGCCAGTCTTTATCCACTTACCATCGTCGCTCTTTTTGACAACGTCATATTCTTGAAGTGCGCATTTGATAACATCGCCAATGTTTATGGCATGATTACTTCCAAATCTTTTATTGCAACGATACTGCCTTTCGGCCCCGTAAGCTAAATTATATATTTTTGCAAATGTCGTGCCATATCCCGTGGTCTTGACATCCATAACAGCCCAATCATTAACATCGCGGCTTGGATCGCACGCCGTATAGTAACCAAGATACTGCAACTGCCACTGGATGCGGTCTGTAATTGTTGTCGGATTGATTGACATATGCTTAAGAATAGCGACAATCAATGCTTTATTATCAATGTCGCGAAATTGTTTGTCTGTCTCTTTTTTACAACACTTCCGTACATCTTCCATAATTTTACCATCAAGAGTGGCCTTTGTCAATACCTTTACTGAAATATATTTTTGATAAACCTCAAACTCGGTCATCAATTTATTGGGATGTCCAAATTTGTCAAAATATCCAATCTTAAATAAAATCTCTATGGCTTTTTTATTTATTCTTGAATCGTTTATCAAAGATTGATATAATTCAGCTCGATTTGCAACACCTTTAAGGCCGAGTTCGTATAGAGCTTGTGGCGTAGATTTCGGCATATCTTTAATGCTTGTCATAGTTTGAACAATACAGTTATTTTCTCTGTCGATATTAAACTGTCTGTTATCGTCGCCAAACTTCGCATCTTTTAACTTAAATCCGCGCTTTAGCATCTCTTGTTTGATGAGTGATACTTTATCTTTTTCGCCTTTATCAGTAAACCTTTGCAGGACGCACTTATAAAATTCAAGCGGATAATGCGCTTTTAGATATGCGATTGTCACACTATCAATCGCCATACAGTAAGCATGGGCTGAATTAAAACTATAACTGGCGTTATCTTCTATAATCCCCCATACTTTATCGGCCAATTCGTGTGCTTTACTTTCGTCGGATGTTTCCTTTGTGTTCATAATCGCTTGTGCAAAATTTTTGATAAATTTAGGCTTTGCTTCTTTAATAATATAATCCTTTTTCTTACTGATAGCCTTGACTATTGTATATGTCTCGGCCATTGGAAAGCCAGCAAATTCAAGGACTTTCATTAAAGATTCTTGATAAAGCATGAAAGATGAGGAACAATATTCATCTTGAAGCAAAGAATCTAGCGCTTTAATGCCATAGTCAAAACGCTGTCGACTTTCAAAAATTTTATACATTGATTGGAACCCCGGCCGAATAGCAGCGATAAATTGCGTCAGCTCAGATATGTTTTTAGGCTTGTATCGCATGACTTTTTGCGTTGATTTAGGCTGTTCGCACTGATTAACACATTGAGTATATCCATCAGAATATATTTTCCATGTTGCATTATCATGCTCAATTTTTGAAAGCAACTCGTTAACAGTGAACGGCTCAATACCAGCCTCTTTATATACATCATAGGTCAAACCTACGGCGTCTACCACGAGATAGTCTTGCTTTAAGAATCCAAACGCATCAATCGTTCCAGATTCAATATTTGCCACAAGCACTTCTTTTCCAGTTGCATCCGATTTGCATAGACTAATGCCAATTTCTGCCTCTATATCTCCATCAAATGCAACCGTAGCGCAGGGATGGCCTTTAGCAGTATCATAAATACCCATGTATTTTCTACATCCATCGACCATTTCTTGATACTGCGAATCAATATATTGATGAATATCGACATCTACTTCATCAGTGTGTTTAACTGCTGTTTCATATCGGTTAATTTGTTTGCTAATTTCGTTTGCTGTTTCTGGTTCGATATTATAAGCACGAGCATACATTTTCCATGCGGCCTTGAATTTTAATGTACCCATAGCAAGCAAATCATATGTGCCTAGCTCCCCAACTAAATCGCGTTGAGCTTGAATAAATGGTTCTCTTTCGCTGACGTTGTTGTCTATATCGGGTGGCGTATGACTATCGAGAACACGCTCTTTAGTAAGAAATCGCTCTGAATACATAAGAACTGGGCTATTGATTTTATCAACTTTGGTAAGTTGGAGAAGCTTATTCAAAAACATTGATACGGCAGAGCCACGCCCAGATGGAGTTAAAATTCCACCATATTCGCTTTGCCCACGCTTCATGATTTCATATGACAAAATAAAATAATCTGCCATATTGCATCCTTCGATTTCAGCAATATCATGTTTGATTTCTTTTTGATACTCAGATAATTTTGACTCATTAATGTCTTGTCTCTGTAATGCCCATTCATCTTGAAGAATCTTTTCAAAGATTTTATTTCGCTCTTCTTGTGTTTTATCTCTAAGAGATTTAACAATAGGGACTTTAAGTGACTTATCTAGTTTAATATCTTCAAAATCAAAAATAATGTTAGTGTTGTTAATAGCGGTTGCAATTTGTTCGTCGGACAATATATATTGCGCTTTGAACCTATCGGTTAGTATATCATATGTAGGATAGTCCATATACCAACCATCTTCATCTTCATAATGAATATGACCAGACTCTAGCAAATCCTCTCTATCTTTCATTTGAGTCGTTGTAATCACATGGCTATCGCAACCGGCAATCATAGGAATATCATACCTGTCATGAAGCTGCAAAATATGATGGTTTAGCTCAATCTGACTTTGTGTGTCGTGAGCTTGGATTTCTAAATAAAACGACTTAAAATGGTCATTCATTTGAAGCATAATCTCATCAATGTCGTCATATTTATTCCAATATGCAACGCAAGCAGTAGTGACCATAACATCATTTTCTGGAAGTTGCATGAGCAATTCAAGGTCGACACGAGGCCGGAAGTAATATCCATCTTTGTTTGCTGTCGAGACGGCTTTATTTATTGCTTTACGACCATTTTCATTCTTTGCTAGTAAAACAATATGGCAATTAGATTTATCCTGCTCAAGACGATTTTTTACCCAATACGCCTCACAACCATAAATCCATCTAACATTAGTCCCGTTCTTTTGATTGAATTTCTCTAAATCATCATACTGCTTGAAATAATTCCCAGCCCATCCATGCTCAACAGTAGTATAAATACATGGCTTATCGCCATATCGAGCCTTTAACTCATTCCAATAATCAACAGGCAATAATGAGCTATCTTTCATATATCGATTGCTAAGAGACGTATGCTTGTGATAATTTACCCATACTGGCTCCATATCATCATCCCTTACAAATGAATAATTTTTCCACCTTATTCATACGACTAGCCTTATCCAGCGTACATCTTAATTCGCCTTGCCAAATACACTCAAAACCATCTTCGGGCATCCAATATTCGCTTACAAGCACGATGTTATTTGTTTTAGCCATTTCTTTACACCAAACATAAAATTCATCATATGGGAAATCTCCCGTAGCGTACTTTGTAGAATCGCGATATGGCGGGTCGCAATAGACAATATATCCATCAAGCTCATAAATCTCTCTGAAATCCATGCAGTCAAATTGAATCCCTTTAAGTAATGGCGCTTGCTTTTTAATATTTCTAATTGCCTCATTAGCAATGTCTCTTGGCGTTACGCCATCAGCCTTAAAACCCCTTGGATAACCTCCAAACCATTTTGCGCCAAACGTACAAAATCCAACCAAACCAACATACCAATCTGGGTAATCGTTCGGGTTCAATCTAACGGAATTATATTCATACTCTGTTATTGTGTCAGGAAAATCATCTACGCATTCTTGTGCGTGTTTTAGTAGCGCAATCAGATATTTATTGTTATCATTACCAAATTTAGTAGGGAAAACAATTTTATCAATCATGTTCGCCCCACCTACAAACGGCTCTAAGTACCCAAAACACTTATCGCCCATACCATCAATATAAGATTGGATAATTGGTGCAATATATTTTGATAATCTGCGCTTACTTCCTACATACTTCATATCATCACCCCTTATGTATCACCGGCAACAGAATCCCGTCGCCATTATCAGCTTCAAAATAAATTGGACTAAACTGGCCGACAACATACACTTTAGCATTCGGCAGACATTTCAGCACATCAATCAGATAATTCGGATTAACCCAAATGTTCAAATCTTCATCAATTTGATAGTCCTTGCCTTTATTCATCTGAACAAACAGCTTTAATTCGGTTAAATCTGGCGCTTCAATCTTTTTACTATTATACGGCAGCACCATCAATTTCCTCAAGTCAAACCAGCCAGCCCCAGTAGTGTCTTCGGCCTTTTCAAGTGGCAGTTCGTCCTTAAATCGAACAGCTCGATAAGTATCACATACACACCATACAATTCCATCTTTCGTTTCATTTGGGAACATACCATGCATCTGCTTGTGAGGATTCTTTTTTGCGTTTTTAATAATGGATTTACCACCACTAAGAATCTGAGATTTCCCGGCTTTCTTGGCTTCATTGACTTTCATTTCTTCTTTGAGCGTAAGAAGAAAAATGCCCATATCAATCGCAATTGCGCGTCCATCGTCATCTTCAAGTAGTGAATTGCGCCAGTTATTAACGCACTCATAAATATATTCGTTTTTCATTATAACAAACCTCCTCTTGATTTGTACCATCATAGTAGCATACAAGAGGAGGTTTGTCAAGCGAATATTCAGTTCTTGCAAAAGATATTTCTATATTCTTTTAGATATTCGACGAAATCAAGAACATCTTGCTTATCATTATCCATGCCAAAAGATACGCGAATTGTCTGCTCGGCTTTTTGCCTAGATAGGTTGTAGCCCTCACACAAAACGCGATAATCGTGAGACTCTGAGCAAGCAGACGCGCCAATCCCGATAAAACAATTCTTACTGGCCAACCATTGCTGTAATGAATCGGCATTTACGCCCGGCAACACAATCGCATTAGTGGCAGATGTGTAGTCGACAGCGTCATATGAATCGCCAATTAAATCATGTGGGATATTGGCTCTAATTAGCTCTGATACAAGCGTTTGAAGCAGTTCATCATAATAATCGGCCTTCTTATCAATGTCGCTTGTAACCGCAATAATCGCCTCTGTAGCAGCAATTACCGCACCAGAATCAAGCGTGCCATGAACAAGGTCATAATTATTGCGTTCGTCATCAGATAATTCCCATGCCTCGCATAATCTATCTCCAAGCCATAACACGCCGATATGCGGACCAGCAATCTTGTGGCACGAGAAGAATAGCGCATCACACCAATTGTCTAAATCCTCATCATCTGGAATTTCAACCTTGCCAATGGCAGCCGTAGCATCACAAATTAAATACTGGTCATGAGCACGAGCAAAAATTCCTTTCTTCCAAATTTCAAAATCATACTCGCCGGTAAGCTGATTCACAAGCTGACACACGTATCCTTGTGCATCGTCATCATATTGCCACCATTTTCCAAGATGAATATCGCAATTATCCCAAACACAATCATGTTCCTTAGCCGAACAAGCCAATGTATGGAAATTGCGACCGATGATTTCCATGGCCTCAGTAGCGCATCGGCAAAAGACAATCTTTCCGCCTTTTGCCCCAATACATTGCTTGATTCTATTCCGACAATCAGTAATGACTCCCTGAAGCTCATAAGAGTATCTAGCATTATGATTCATCCAGCTATCATCCCATTTGGGCGGAAAATATACTTGCTTTGTCGTACTAGCATTATCAAGATAAATCATATTACTTCACCAGAATCTGAGCAAGCAGCCAGAGTAAAACAAGCCCAGCCAGAATGCCTGAAACAAACCATGACGCATAGCAAATTTTAGACGCCTTTTCTGTCTCACTATGCGCATATCCAATGGCGGTAGAAATATTGCAAATCATCATGATTGCATAACAGATTAGAGTAATGATAAATTTAACCATTATTTAACTCCTCTCGAATGAAATTGATGGTATCGACGAGCTCTTGACACTCCCTATAGCTAAAGCAATGGACTTTACGCCACTTGCGGTAAATATTAAATTTCATTTATTTCTCCCCCCTATTAAATCTCAACCCAATTATTTCTCTTAATAATTGCTCTCATATTCTGAACCCCAACAGGATTCATACTATGAATGTGAATAGGATAATTGCGACCAGTCTCCTCCAACCAATCAAGCAGCTTGATATAATCACCGCCATCATTGGCATAATCACCGGCATCGTGGTCAATATCAATAAGCTCAAAAGGACAATTCCTGACTTCGGCGTTCATAATAAGAAGCATGGCTTCATGTACACTTCCTGCCCAAGCCCACTCAGAGTCGGGGGAGGGCAATGTCCGCACGTCATCAACCCACAGTTTCATAATCCCCCCCATTCACTACATTTCTTACCACGTGGTACGCGCTCGCAATCTCTTCGTCCGCTTGCTTTTTCAGTGTGTCCACTCTCTCTTGCGCTAATACAAGAATTTTCTCTAAATCCTTATTCTCTTGAACTTTTCTCTTATAAATCCTATGTTTGTGCTTCATCTTGCTAACACCATAATCCCATTTGTAAAATTTCAGAAATTCGATAAATGATGACGGCTTGATGTTCCTACTTCGTCTACCCCGAATCAAATCTCTATCTTTTTCAAGATAAACGAGGCATTCCCCATCACTATCTCCTCTATAATAATCAGGAATTTCCATATCTTTATCGCCAAACAACGTGTAGAATATCGCAATTTCGTTCGCGTCTACTGCGATTCCATCCATTTTCTTATAGATGAAATATAGAGAGATAAGCATAATCATTACTCCATGCAAGAATTGAAGTCGCAAAAGTTAATATTCGTATAAACGTGCTATCTTTTAACAGCCAACTCGAAATATTAAGGATAGAGATTGTTGGAATGCCCCATTTAAGAAATGTTTTTACTCGAAAATCAGATGACTCAATTGCAAAATATAATAAAAATAATAGGATGAAAACACCATGCGCTACAACGTTTACAAAAATCATCTTGTCAGACATGGCTCATTCCTCAAACATCTTGCAAGCAATCGCTCTAAATAAATCCTGTTCGACTCGCATAATTCCAACAGGCGATTCCTCGCAATATAACTGCTTATAAGGACGCAGAGGATTATCCCAAGCAAAACAACCATACTCGTAAAATCTTTTTAACCCATCCCACATAAGCTACAAATCATCATACGTCATATTCGCAAATTTGTTTCCCTTGAGAATTTCTTTGTTAGTCATAATCAACAACCTCCTTGTATTTATGGCTTGATTATAGCAGATAACAAGGAGGTTGTCAAGATAAATTATGAAATTTTATGATTGCTTGATATAGACTGAAAACTCCTTAGAATATGTATTATCATAAGCATTAACTATCTTTTTCAACACTCCGTTTTCGTCCATACCAACCCAATATCTATCAGATGAATCGTCTTTGCTGCGAGCAAGCATCATAATTATATTATTATCTTGTTCGATTGTGCAATTTTGCCAATTTCCAAGTTCAAAACCAACATTCACACTTAGTGATGCGAAGTTATATCCTCCTACATTATTTAGGCCGTAGTAAAAAACAGATGAGTCATTTAGATTAGTAACTCCATAGCCGCCAAGTCTAAATTTATATTCTTTCAGTTTGCTTCCTGAGCCGGGGGGGGGTAGTATTTGCAATCATAATTATTTCCTCCTAGAAATGTTTTATAATTTATAAAGAAATCCATATGATATGTTATTGTCGTAATTGGTATATCCATACATATTGAATTTCAATTTGTCGTTGCTAAAAATATATGGATTGTTTGCATTCGGCCAATTAGTTAATTGATTAAATCCACGAGAAACGCCGCCTTGTTCAACGACTGAACAATAACTTCCCTCAATAAATGTGCAGGTCGTACCTTTTATGCTGAATTTAATCACCCATGTATATAAGTCGAACAAATTAGTCCTACTAGAGTAGTAGTTGTTATGTGTCATAACTAAAAGGAAGTCGCCATCTTCATAATTGAATCCTGTCTGACTAGGAATTCCATTTGTCCATTGTTTATCAAATAAGATTGGGGAATCACCCCCCCCCCGCAGAGTTTACATAACTATTATGAATCATATAATTATCCTCCTAGAAATATATCTTAGTATCTTGCTGAATAGCGACTACACGGCTTGACTTGCCCTGCTTGCCGAGTTTATCTTGCAGTGTATTCGCAAATTCAACTTTATTTTCAAAATCACCATGGACAAGACAAAGCTTATCAAATCGAATTGAATTAACATAATAATCAATCAATTCTTCTCTTGAAGCATGAGAAGAAAATGATGTCAATTCTGTTATATTCGCATTGTTTTCAAATATGTCTCCGTCAATAGTGATTTTTTTATCACCAAATCGAATTTTTGAAGCTAATGTATTCTGAGAGCTATATCCACAAAAAATAATATGAGCGTTGCCGTCTGGCAAAAATGATTTTGCCCAAGAAACACTCTTTCCACCAGAAAGCATTCCAGCAGAACTCAACACAACAAAGGGGTTTGTCGAAGATTGCAATCTTAGTGTCTCTTCATTATCTCTTACAAAATGCAAATTGCTCCATTTGCAAACCTTACTCCATAATTCATCTTCTTGTGGATATAAGCTACATATTTTTTGAGCCATTGGCGAATCTGCATAAATACAAATATCGTGCGGAATCTTTTCTTGTTCCCACAATTGATATAAGACAGTCATCATAGTTTGACATCTTCCAAGTGCAAACACAGGGATTAAGATTCTACTCGACTGATTCAACGCAGCGCAAATCTTATCAATATCTTTTTGTCTATCATATGGTTTATTTTCTCGGCCTTTTTTATTATAAGTGTTTTCGCCAAGAACAATATTTCCCCACGGTAAATTCATACGAGGTAATACATATGGCTGTTCAATCTTCCCGCCAATATCCCCAGTAAAGTTTAATACTTTCTTTTGATACCCCTGTTTCATTTCGAGAGATAATTGACAAGCATTTATAATGTGATTTGATGGATAGTATGTTAAAGTCAAATCCTGAGTCAAGTTGTGTGAATTTAATATATCAATCTCGATACATCTATTTAAGGCTCTTTCAATGTCGTCTTGTGTGTATAGTGGTGGAGCCTTAATTCCATGTTTATGAGTAATTTTTTGGCAATCTTGTGTCATAATTTTACAAGAATCTTCCCATAGAATACGAAGAAATTCTATCGTCCCAGTTGGACAAATGATATGGGCTTGACATCCCTTTGCATAAAGGGCTGGAACCAAGCACGTATGGTCGGCGTGTGCCTCATGTAGAATAAGAAAATCTATTTCTCTTGGTTTAATCTTTTTTAATAAGACTTGATTTTGTCGATAATTTGTAAGAATGTCAGATTCTTGATATATCCCACAATCTAACATTATTACATATTTCTTAAATCTAACTAAATAACAAGATTGTGTTACACTAGTTGCAGATGCACCAATAAATTTTACATACGGCTTAGTAGTTCCTTTATTTGTCATTTAAGAACTCCTTATATTTTTCATAAATCGCTCTATTACCCGGACAAATTTCATGAAAATATTCTAATTCAGCAGTTAATCTTTTTATAATTGCAGTATCTCTATCATTGAAATATCCAATGTCTTTTCTTGTGCCATCAAATGAAATATATGCGCGCCATTTTCCGACATGATATTTTGCATCATCAGAAACCTTCATGACTCCAACTATCCCTGTATTGCTTTTGTTTTTACGTATACAATTAAAAGCGTTCATACTCTTTGTTACTAATCTCAAATTGTTTAATCTATTGTCTTTTGGTAATAGATTTATATGGTCGACCCTATACCCATCTGGAATTTTGCCAAAATGAAGCTCCCATATGAAATTTTGCAGCATTTTCATTTGATGTCCTGTCGGGCTTTTTCTAGACATTCTAGCACAAAATATTTACCACCTACCGCTTGTCTTTCACCATTTTGTCCAGTCCAACAATATTCACTTACAGATTCATAATCTGTAATATCAATATAAAATTCATTACCTTTGTCATCTTGTCCTATATAATAACCGTCTTGCCTTAAAAATTTATTTCCCTTAAAATTAGCGTGATTTTTAGTTATTTTTAGTGGACAATTTAAGCCGCAAGACATAACGTGCCCAGCTCTTAATCTACATCCGTTAACATAAACAATATTCCCACAATCGCATTGGCATTTCCATTTTCGCACTCCATTTATGCGCACAATTGCTTCAACTGTAAGAAAACCAAATCTTTGCCCGGTTAAATCAATAAGTCTGCTCATAAAACAATTCTCCTTGCATTAGAACTTATAATCAAGTAGAGAATGACGATGCAAGCGCCATTCTCTCAAAGACAACTAGTTAGCTACCTAGCCATCACCTTGTTCTTACATTATATCACAGAATTGACGAAATGTCAAGATAAATTTTTACCATCCTCACAAGCAAATTTAATCCATAACCCGCAATCATCATATTTAGCTACTGCATTTGGGAAAATCGCGTCTCTAATTTCCTGAAAAGCAGAAAATCGCGCAATCTCATCATCACATTTTGAGTGATATTTACAATTAGTACAAATAGATTCAGAAAAATGCTCAATTCGCTTATACATATTCATCGTCCTCGTTTGAATATTGAAAACCCATGGCAACCGTATTTTGGCCGCTTGTCGGATGAATCAACTCAACAGCGGCTTCGTGCTCTGCTTGATGTTCTTCTAAATCCATAGCCATCATGTTAATCACCTTGTTGATTCAAGATTGAATATAACTAGATGCGGCATCGAGTAATGGCAAGGCGATATTTACTGCTATAACAGGGCCAAATGCCACACTTAGCCATTTTAGGCCATCATTTGTATTCATCGACCTTATCTCCCCGAAGTGCTTTATCAGCCTTATCTGCCTCGGTTTTTAGAATGCGCTTAATTTCTTTGGCGCTAGTACAATTACGAACTTTCCCCCACGCCATTTTCATTCCGGCATGAGCGCCAATGATCATGCCCCGATAAAATGCATCGGTCATTTTCGGCTCGATTGTTTCACGAATAATATCTTCTAATGTTTTATTCTCTTCACTCATTCAAACACCTCTCCGCATTGTGTACAATATAATACATCTACATATATCGGCCCAAATTCATCATACCTATCAACGACTCGTTGCCGCGATAATCTTTCTCCACAAATAGGACAAATCTGCATTTCGTTCAATGCATCAAGCGCGTTTTGCATCAATGTTTGCGCATAGAGACGATGGAAAACATTCGCAGAATCATCGAGCCGAGATAAATATCTATAACAGTTGATTTCTGTGGTTGGTTCGTCTTTGTACATTAAATGAATTGCTTGAATAATATCATCTGCATAACTCAGCAACTCAGGTTGAGTTCCCATATATATCACCTACCAATCTGCATTAATTACAATCTTGCTATTATCACTAAGCGAACTTGATACAAGATCGTCAATTTCTTGCCAATTATACAAATTATTATCACAAGCATAACTGGACAATGCTAACGCTTGAACATATGTAAGTTCCATATCTTCAGCATACCATTCGTCGTCATATCCGAATTGCCCGAGCAAATCATACCATGCACGACCAGAACTGTCAACGCTTTGAATTGTTTTTATTTCAATAAATTCGCCGCAATGAGGACAACGAATTTCTTTTATGGATTTAATTGTAATATCAAGCCCCATTATTCAGCCTCCACAAACTCTCCGTTTTTTACCGTGTACCACGTATCCGCCTTGATTTTCTCGCCATCTACGATAGCCGAGCAGATTGCAA